TTAATAATTATGGTCATCAAAGACTTCAAATATTTCACTTTCAAATTCTTCTTGCTCTGGTTCGCTATTTATCCAATCTGGTAACACTTCATGATAGTGTCCCAACGCCTCAATTGTTTTATGGAGAATAACTTCATGTTGTGCCTTTTCAAGCAACTCAACAATTAGCTTAAAAGTATCTAAATAAGGATTCTCATCCACCACTTCAATTGCTGCTTTAAATCTAGAAACAATTTTTGCTTTTTCAATCGCCCGTTCCATAGCGTTTATTTCTTCTTTATCGTAAACCGGAACTTCTACAAGATCGTTAATATCTCCTATCATAAACTGCATATCATGACTTTTAATGACGGGTTTCAGCTCTCTCTTTAACTTTTCTTTTTGAATTTCTAGTCTTTCGATTTCATTTAGTTCTTTTATAAAATACTCCGAATTTAATCCGAATAACTCTTCTAAGACAGGTAAGTACTTTTTAGGGATATTTTGTTTTCCTTTTATCCAAAGGTTTATATTCTGTTTTCGTATTCCAAGTTTTTCAGCAAGTTCGATATGTTGCATATTGTATAAACTAAGAATATATTCTAGCCCATTCAACAACTCACCCCCAACTTTTATTGTCTCAGTCAATATATTTACATCTTACTTTATTCATATTGTTTCAGTCAATACTTTTTACATTTTTTTCTTAATCCCATTATTATTTGATATCCTTTGACATAGTTCACACTACATGTATACAATATTTACTAATTACATCTTCATAAAAATGGGGTTAATACAAATGAAGATTTATCCAAAAAAATTAATATTCTAACTTCATAGGAGGAATTTCAATGTATTTAGATTTTATAAAAAATGATTATACAGATAAAAGTAAGAAGGAACTTGAACAGTATATCAATAGAGATAAAAGTCATCTAGCCAAAATTATTCAAACAAAGATAACAAAGGATATAGAGAATATAGTGGAGAGGTGGTATGAGTTGGAAGATATCGGGTTAATTAGTGAAGACGCCATGTTCTTAAAGTTACTTAAGGAATCTGAAGAACTATATTCTTTTGGTTATTACGTTGGAAGTATTTCTTTAATTGGTGTTGCTAGTGAAGAACTATGTAAATCACTTGTAACTAAACACAAATTAGGAAGCAATAATATTAGTCAAAATGATAGAATTAATCTCATATTTAAACAGGAGAAGTTAAGTGAAGTTGTAAAAAATAATTTGCATCAAATTAGAAAAACACGGAATAATTATATCCATTTTAATGATGAATCTATATATATGGATGTAAATAATATAAAAAACGAATCTCATAAAGTCATCACCTTGTTCAAATCTATATTGAAAGAAGTTGTACAAGTTAAAGATATTAATTACGAGGATATTGTAGATAAATTAGTTTCAAGTCAGGAAATATCCTTTACAGAGTTTAAATATAAACATCGGAACCTGAACGAGAAAATAAATACAAATGATTTACAATTGGATCCTTCTAATTCTCCTAAGAGAATTAAAAGTTTATATGGGGTTGTGGAGATAGATATCGATGGTGATAGATTCAAAGAATTAACTTTAGTTGATTTGAAAAATTCTATGCCTGTTGTTGTTGATTTAACACTTCCTCAAGCTTTACTAATAAGAGATTTAAAGTTAGAAGAATTTAATGGTATAGTAGCAACAATTATTTCTAACATAAGTTCAATCGGACAAACCGAAGAATGGTTATTACTCGATATTCATGATATGTATAGAGGGAAAATCGAATTATAAGTAGGAGTATTTCTGTTTATATAATAAACATCCGTACAGTCACTTTTTTGTAGATAAATTTTCAATTGTGTTAAATTAAACAATTAAAAATCCCCTTCTCCGATAACATTAACTTAGTGAAAGGGGATTTTAAATCACTTTATTATTTCTAAACATTTTTAGCCTAATCCCTCTCTAATTTCGCAACAATATTAAACAATTTCATTATACCGCTTTCATATTCAATTGCTTAATATTATAATAACGCTTTTCTATAACTTCACTCATTAAGTTCTGGACAGTACTATCAATTTTAGGATTTTTATTTCCCATTTGTTTCTTTTGCGGAAGTAAGCCTAAAAAAACAATTCCACATAACCTTTCCGCTTCATCAAACATTTTTCTCCATCTTCGAATAATCATAGCACTATACTCTCTATTTTCAATTCCCTTAGCATATAAACTTTCAATAATTTATTACGACCATAAGCTTTATCAAGACTTTTGCAGAAGCCCACTCTATTAAGTTTTTTTATATTCCAGCTATTCATCTATGTTATTACTTTAATTTAAAAATCGGACGTCTCCTCTATCATTAAAGGTTTTAAAGTTTTTTGAGATACATTAACTAAAGCATATTTCTCATCTACCAACGAAATGTTAATATTCCCCACATTCATGACACGGTATATTTCCCCATCCCAACTTAACTTAGTACCTTGTTTAAGTATATTTGATGTTACCATATAAGATTTTTTCTAATAGTATCTTCAGCAAAAGTAATTTCATATATCTTCGCTAAATCCCCCTGCAAATTTTTCTCCACGCGGGCATCTCCAATTCCCTTCTAAATCTTTGACATATCTATTAAGTTACTGTTAACTTAATTCTAAAAATCCTTCTTCTGTTTTCTATTCTTCCCAACCAGCTTTATTTTCTCTTATGACAAAAAATTCTATAGTAAAATTAACAGAGATCTCGCGATTATTCTTAGACATATATACTAACAAAACAGCATTAGGCTGATTATAATACTCTAAAACTAAAGAATCATATTCCACATTTTGTATATTGCATTCAACTCAACCGTATGGCTTTCATATTGAATAGGCCCCCCATTTTTTACTATGATAACAACCTAATACATTTCCGCATCACCTTTTTTAAAAATACAATAAAAAACGTGCTAACTATCTAGTAGTTAACACGCTGTCTTTTAATTCCCCCTTAAAATGTCATAGGATTATAATAACCAAATAACCTCATCAGTCTCGATTCCTATTTTCTTATTTGTAAATACTGCTGATTCCCTATCATTATTAGGGGAATAAGTTACTATAGTTAGCCTTCCTCTTTCTTCACCCATATAATTATAGTCATACCCTGTTTGAAAGAAGCCCAGTTCAAATCCTAAGAAGGGATTTACTGCAACATCTACACTAAATTCCTCCTTCCAATCTACATAACCTTCTTCGTTGGGTAACCAAACTTTTATGAAATCATTTGATATTGTTGAATAACTGGAAAAGAAAGTCTTTCTTAGTTCAGTTTTATTATAAATTAACTCTTGTATCTGATTAAAATCATTATTGATTTTACTTAATTCTAAGGGATTCTTTTCTAAGCTATTTAAAAATTCCTTCAAGTTATTATTTGAAATGATATTTCTAATCCATTCTTTATAAACCGCAATCGAATAATGTATTATTGTATTATCATCAATCTGATAGTCCCACATCTTTATGGCTTCCATAGCAACTGCAATAGAGAAGTCAGATTGGCTAGGGAAAATATGAAGAGGGTCTAATATCTGATAATACAATCTCCTCATTACTCTACTCTTGGCAAGTTCAGATGCAGCCATCTGAGGAAATTGATTTGACTTTACCGCTACTTTAATGAAAGCTTCTTCGCATTCCTTTGCAACCGAATCAATCAGAAGAGTTTGTGTTTTTCGTTTCATAGAGACCTCCTAATATACTTATTGTATTTTTATATACCAGATTAAACAGCTATATTATACTTTTAAGATGATTACACACCCCATCTAACCCACCCTTTGCCATTAAAGCTTCTGCTTCAGTACATGCATGTTGGGATTTGATTTCTCTCTTTGGATGGACAAAATTTCTATAATCTCTTAAAACTTGGTCTATGGACTTTACACGTTTTTGGGGTAGGATGGAAATATCTTCAGCTACCTCAATTAGATTTTGTAATTTCCACTTATCAATATTATTTATCACTCTTCCGACATTATTAATCGGAACTTTGGGACTGGCAAGTGCTTGAGCATTATATCTAGGGTTGGTTAAGACATCGAATAATATAGCTTCTAGAATACTTCCCGCCATTATGACCACGCTCTTCCAAGCACCGTCTGGTAATAATATAGAAGAAAGTTCGCTGTAGTCTCTTTCTATAATCACTCTTAATTCATTATCATGTAAGAAAGAAAAATCTCTTTTAACATTATCAGAATTTATAGAACCAAAATTATCCAGTAATTTCATTAAATCTTGGCTTATTCTCTTATAAGTTGGAAATGAAGAGTTATATATTGTACCTATTTCTGACATATTCCTAAAGTTCTGTCTAATAATCACAAACTTATATCTGTCTTCTGGAGGAAAATTATAAGTTTCCAATTTGTTGATCTCTTCAGTTATTATTTTAATAAAGTCAAAGATATTTAACCCTGTTTTAGATTTATACGATGAACTTTCCAAGACTTTAATAAATTCTTCATTAATATTTTTAACATATTGAACCAAGTTGTGTTACCCCTTTCTCTAATAAACTTTATATATCAATAAATTGTTATTACATGTAAAGTTTATTTCACCTTATTTTTCAGTAAATCATTTCAGTATCAATATTTTGTAATACCCCTTGAACATCTTCTTTATTAAAAATGGAATTTTCTCGCCCAAGGAATCTAGTATATGTTACCATAAACTATTGGTGGTGAATAGTTTATAACATAGTGGAAAAAATGAAGTTTGTGACACAGGGGATTTAAAAGATCTTGAATTTTTCTTAGAGGTTAATAAAAATATGGATCTTAATAACAATTTAATTTACTAAAAATAAAAAAGTGCCAATGAGAAATATACGTTCTATCCCAATCTAAGTGGGGATGTCGAAGTCATAAAATATATGTATTTTAAAAAATATAAAAGGTAAAACAGCAGAAACAACTTGTAGAAAATAAATTATTAAGGAGCAACAAAATTTATCGTGAATTAAGTGGTTTAAGGATAAGGATTTTATTATAAAGGAAATAGCAAATCCTTAACTTTACTCAATTATTAAATAAAAGGGTGTTACTGAGGTTAACAGTAACACCTTTTCATTTAATAATTGGGGAGATTTCAACTAGCCTTTAAAGTGCCAATCTATGTTGTAATTATGTAGAATTTTAAAGGTAAATATAAATTTTTTATCTTTCACGTAAAATCCTAATGTTTGGAATTTCATAAATATTGTAAAGAATAAATTCTACTACATTTAACACTGATTTTAATAATCTAAGGGTGTGGGACTTTATTTCATGTGCTGTATCATTACCTAAATCTCTTACTTCATGTAGAATATTTTTTTGGGATTCGTCTATAATATTCTGTTCTTTAAGCAGATCAATTTTTTCTGACAGGGTTAAATTTCTCATTACTGTTTTTCCATTTCTATCAAGTATTGGATTTCCTTTTTTCAATTTAGGTGTTTTAGTTAGTCCCTTTTCTTTACAAACGGCTTCAACAATCATTCTTATACCCATTCCACATAATAATCGAGAATTTATTTTATATGCAGATATTACTTCCTCTCTTAAAACCTCAATAAATTCCGGGAGATGGTTAAACTTATACTGACTTTCAAACCTTAAACTTTTAGGAATTACCTCTTCCCTTTGAGGTTCTTCGGGGTATACATTATAATCTTGAAGATAAACTCTATTCCCCCAATAGTCATCTCCATCAATGTAAAACATTGTTTCATCACTATAAATATTTAAAAAGGCTACCTTATCGCAACCCATGCATTGTATAATATAATATTCATCGGAAAATGAAAAATCGATCTCTTCTTCAAAATCTGAATCAGAAATTTTATATTCGAGTTTATTTTCCTTTTTATCTTTTAAAAATATATGGTTAGTTTTTTTAGCACAACTTGAACAGTATATTTTTTTATCAATTTTATCCATAATTATCCCTCTCTTTAAGTAAACTCTAATATGATTATAAACATGTAGCTATAAAATTGTCTTGAAATATAGGAAATAATTTATATAAATGCAATAGAGAAAAGGTTTAGCTTTAAAGAATAATAAATTCAGAGGGTTAATTGTTAGCGAAACAGTGGCGATTTTTAATAATTTCACGTTATATTTTATACTATAAAAACCTGATATAATATGATTTTAACAATACTATAATACCTTTTGGAAACCTTGTCCTAACCATTCAGAATCAACCTATACATTTACACTTTTAGTCAATAATAGAGTTGTACGTGTATGACGCAAGGCCACTAAAACAAATCTTTGGCACAGTTGCTTCCTTCAGATGTTTGAGCTTCTTTTAACATAATAAAGATTAATTGGTGTTTCAGAATTAACACACATCCTGCCTCACTCCAGTCACAAAATCCATAAAAGAGACGGAAGCGTACCTACTACTCTTCCGTCTCTTTTATTTCTCGTTTTCTGATTAACATGTTACTTTTATTTAAATCTTCTTGCTTCCATTTATCTTTAGCAACTGCTGATCTACCCCTAAAAATAAGGATACTAGCTGCAGTTAAAGTCCCTATTATTAATGCAGAGGTTTTAAATGCTTTATAATGTAAAAAATAAAAATACGAAAATTGACTCAAAATTAAGTACAAACCCATAAAAAACCAAATAATAGTGACAAATAAACTCAAGAATTGATTGATTTTCGAAACAGAATAACTATACTCTTTATGAATATGCCATAATTTTAAATCTCTATCCTCAATCACTATTTTATATAGTGGACCGGTTACCTTATCTTCTAATAAATCAACATGCTTCTCCCAATTATTTTGCCAATATTTACTTCCTCTATTTACTAGATACCAACTTAAAGAGAATATAAACCCAATACAATTCAATAGAAGTATAAGTGTAGGATGTTTAGATACTACATCATCTTTCATTAATAAAAAATATCCAGCAAAAATCACCCCAATAATAGTCCAAAAATAAGTTGCCCTTTTCCAATACATATCAATTTCAAATTTACGAATATCAAGTGCCTGCTTATGTGCTTCTTTTGTTAAACCATTGATCGAACCTTGCAAGTTAATTTTTTTACTAGGAACACTTTGATTAGTAATGTCATCGATAAGTTTATTTTCCTTTATTTTAAATTCTTCTTTGTATTGTTTTAAAGTAAGTTCCTTCATAATAAATTCCTTTCACATTTAAACAAGTCTTCGCTCTGCCATTTTATAAACTGTTGTTGATTTTCGTATACTTTTATTTTTTACTTTTCGCTGATTTTTAAAAACATTAAATTTTGTAATCGTTATCTTGTGTCTTACTGGATATATATTTAATTTCTATTTCTTTGTTTCCTAATGATATTCTCGTTCACAATAGAAGCTGATAGAAAACAATTAGAAATTCTTTTGAAACTGCATCTATTACTAATTTATATCCACTCAAATACATTTTATAAAATCCACTTATCATTAAATTCACTCTAACCAAGAAAGCCCTTCAATTCAAAAATACCTCTCATCTTATTACTAAATAAACCAATACTCATTCCAAAACCATAGAAGGTTCTACCTTAATTCTTCTTCAAGGAATAACCTTAATTTGTATTTTTTCATAAATGTTTTTATAAATAGCGATCCAAAAACATCAAGGAAATAATGGTATTTTTTCATTTTTCTTTTGTCCAGTTCAGTTTTTATATTAGCTTCATGAATTATTTCATGCCTTGTCGAAATCAATTCATTTAAAACATCTATAATTGTATTTTCTTCCCCCTCATAAATAACTATTTGATGCAATACTTCAAAAAGGTCAAAGTTTAAATAAACTTTATAGGCCTTATTTACAGATTTAAAATTTTGAAATGAATATCTTTTTAACTCCAGATTAACAACTTTTTTTTCTCTAGCTAATAAATCTTTGCGAATCGAATTCGAAAGATTATTTTTTTGACTAAATATCCCATTAAAAGGATTTTCATTTGTTTCTAAAAATCGTGTTAAGAATGTTTTCAAAAACGTCTCAAGCACTGATATAAAAAAAGGAACTAGTACGTTATTTCTCAACAATGGAATGTTATGGCTGTTTTTATAATAAAAATTATCTTCACTATACCATAAGCTCAAGTTTACATCCTCTATAAGAGTTTTAATGATTGTTAGACTCTTCAAAAAGTGTGAATAAGTCACCCCACAAGCTATTTCTGTACGATTAAGTTGTGGTAAAGTATTTTGAATATAAGCACCTTCGCCAACATTGTAATTATCAAAGTTATAAATACTACCTCCAAATTCTTGATGTATTTTCTTAACTACTTCATTATGCATATTCAAATCTGCATAGCTACACCCTGCTACTGTAGAGGCTTTGCAGATGGTTTTAGTACCCTCTTCTAATAAAACAAGGTTTCTTTTTATTGCATAAGAAGATGCAACATCTTCTAGATTATAACCAAAACTAAACCAACACCCCTGGGTCGATATATAATCTTTATTAAACCAATGGTACCTGTTATTCTCTTCAAACTCTCTTTTAAATCCAAAATCTATTAGAATTGTATGTAGTTCCTTACTTTCAATATACTTATCTATCATTATATATAATTCACTCATGCTAATAACTTATTCCCTTCTAATAATAAACGTCTCCTACTTTTTATTGTATGATTATAATAAGAATTCAATAAATTATTCTAAAACACACCAACCTAAGTACTACTCCCCCTATTTTGTACTAGGTTTATTACTCTCTCTTCACAGCGACCTAATTCTTTGATATACTCATTATTTTTTAATTTTTTGCTATCTCTTCAGTTTCTAATTCCGACGTTTTTTATCTCCTTTTTCAAAACGTTTGCATCTCTTCTCGAGTACTTCGTAACCTTTGTCAATAGACATTTTCACAACTTTTTCTAATCTTTTCTATATCAAAGATTTTCATTATTTAATTTCTAATTTTAGACCTATTGTTATTTATATTTTATGACTCATGCTGTCGATATATCTAGTCTTCAATGGTCCCCAAAGTTCTCTAAGATCTAGCTTAATTCTATCAACATCAACTATTTCTATTAGATGACTCAAGTAGGAAGAAAAGTGCACTTCACCTTCCTCAACAGAACGTTCCTCCCAATCAGAGGTGGCCTTATAATTTTTTATTTCCTCCTCAGTCCACCCTAAACTCTTTACATAGTCTTTCGAATTTTTGATTCTACTATTCCAAATATAAAAAACTAGTACCTTATAGAAAACTGAAATTTGGTTTCCAAATTCCTCTTGTTCCCCTTGCAATTTTAAAAATGCGTCATGAATTTTAGTAACCAATTTATATAATTGTTCCCAATTTGGCAATGTATCAATTTCCTCTCTAACATCTTTTGATGTTAAAATTATTCCTCCATCAATGTTATTTAGAGCACAGGTTGGCCGATATACTACTCTATCTCTTATATAGCATATCTTTTCATACAATATAATATTGGTTTGTTCAGAGATAAATGCCTCATACACAATTTTCACGGGCTCCAACCTATTCCCGAAGTTCTCCCTAACTTTCTTGCAGTATTTCTTTATTTCACCATGAGTTAGTCGAGAAGCAAGGTCGCTTTCTAAGGATTTTAATTCCTCCCATATCTCAGGTGATTCCCCTTCTCTATTTAGTAGCTCTTCATCAATCTCAATGGGAATTCGTGCTCCTGGCTCTAGTTTGTGCCTAAATTTAATAGTAATGGGATTATCTTTATCAATTAACATCATTAATGTAATTAAATGATATACAGTGTAATAAGTATTTATCGCTATACTCATCCTTAACCCACCATTATTTTCAGCTTTACTTAAATTTTCTAAAGCCTTTAATTCTGATATCCCGAACAATGCTTTATGAAATGATAATGCCGCAACCCTTGCTATATAATTTCTGTTATTACTCGGCCCCCTTACTAAAGTATACTCCTTACTTCCCGACTTTAAAAACCTATATAGCCCCGTTATGGATTTCTTTCTAATACTTTTCACCATATTTCCTCTCCTTTTTTAAACGCACTCTAAACCAAATCAAACTCTACCCCAAAAATGGTATTACAGTAACATGTTCTTGTTTATCTAAAACAGAACCCTTTATGAAGGGGACTTTTCAAGTAAAAGTCCCCTCCATGTTTATTCCCTTTTATTCAATAAATTTTAAACCTGATTGCTGCGATCCCTGAACATGTTTAGATGCCCTTGAAGATTAATTTTTTATTTTGTGAGAAGGTTAGGTATTATTCTAATCTAGATTGCTAATTTGCTGTTCATACTTTTCATATTTTTGTTTTATCTCTGTAGGATATTTATGACATTCAACATAATAGTACCAATACCATGCCAACTTAGACATCTTTAGCAATTTATTTGCTTCTTCTAAAAAGTATGACCTATATTCGGAATGAGTAAATGCAATTAATAAAAATAATTGCAATGGAATTGAACGAATTGGTAATCTATCTATTTCTTGCCCCAATTTAATAGCCTTTATGAATATTTCTTCTTTTAATTCTGAAAAGATTTGTTCTGCAATCTCACCCGATGGACGCAGTGCTGATCCAATATATAGCTTATTGTCATGTAAGTATTCTAATACAGATATGCTATCCTCAATCTCTGCAAAACAAAAATTAAATTTATTAATGACAATCTCACTGTACCCCTTCCATGAGTACTTTATTTCTTCTATAAAATCCATATCTAGTATTAAATCTTCGAGAGAACTAAAACCCATTTTTGGGTAATTGTAATAAACTTCTCGAATATTGTTAAGATAGATTCCCGCAAAATCATTCTTTTTTAAATATTTCGTCTTCTTCTTATCTTTGTATTCATTCTTTTGAAGTTCTACGCTCATGCTCATCTGACCACCAATTGGACTAAGCGCTAAGACATACATAAGAAATTTTATTAGATTTTGCTCTACAGTAATTATTTTCTCCCAATGACTACTATTAAATTGCATAATATTTAGAGGAAATCCTCTATTTACAATCCAATCACGCTCATGTGGTTTACTATTACCAGCATGAATAATGTCATTTCTTAATTATTTTATTGCTAAGTAATCATCAAAAATACTTTTATCTACTATTAAACCATGTTGGACAAAAGCTTCATACAAGCTATTAATCTTTTGCTCGTTTGAGGCTTTCTTTTTAAAACATATTTTTAAGATTAAAAGATCATCTTGCTCTTTCCACGAATTTATTGCATTCTCTATCCCACCTATCATGAGAATGATATACATTCTACAAAAAGAGGCATCAACCAAAGGCTCTGCATAATACTTCAAAGGGTGTGTGGTTAACGCATCTCTCCCTTCTCGTAAATAGATTAAGTCATCCGAATAACTATGAATATATTGTGAGGACATAAAAAACTCCTTATTATTTAATTATAGATTAAACATATAATTAACCTATTTCCTTTCAACCTACTTATTATTACTACAAAATACATCTTAATTATATTGATTTTACCACTATTTTATTAATTTACGGCTCATTAGTATGATCTTAGTAAACTATGATATTCTGCTTCCCATTCACCTGTTTTTTCTAAAAAACTTCAAGATATTAGGTAATTCCAAAAAAGTGTTTTTAACGGATTATGGCCAATCTTGATGTCAAATCAGGCTTATAATCTTACCTCATTTAAAAACAGTTACTTCAAAACTGACAAGCTACAAGAATCGATTTGAAATGAAATACATATCCCCTCTTTAAACCATATAGTATAAATCATTCTAAATTTTTTAGTAAATTCCCTAATAAAAAAACGTAGTCATTAATTAATGACTACGTCTCCCTCCTATAATATAGTGCTTTAGTGACCAAGAAAATTTGAAGCAAGCTGGTAGACACCATAATAATATAGTGAAACCAAACCAAAATAATACATATTCATCTCAAATTGTCCAAGCTCTAACAGCTCCGATAAAATGGGAGTAACCTTTGAATATAGCTTTTTTAGTGGAATCAAAGAAAATAAGGAAATTAAATGGATTAACAGAAAAATAAACATGTTTATACCCTCCGATTTATAGATTATAGTGATTACAATTTCATATTAGTAAGAAATTGAATTTCCTAGGCTCATGCCCCTGCATAGCTAAAAAATACATCACAATCTAATAAAAATTTAGGTTTAGTCCAAGATTCACTTTACTGTTATCCACACTTATTCCAATTCCCCCAATTCCGATATTAAACTATATCATTTATAGGATGTAATAACTATAACAATAAAACCTACACTTGTAAACAGAAAATTGCACTACTTCCTTCACTACCATTCTAACTGTGACTTTTTTCACAGTTAGAATAATTTGTTTGTGATAAAGTTTCGCAATTAAAGTAACATGATTAAGGGTTTATGATTTTGTGATTGTGAAAATTTCACATTAAGACCCAATAGAAAAATTTCATATCTGATGCAAAAAATAGTTATATCTCTGTACTAGATTATAAGTATTCTCCACAGAGTTTACCGCAAATCATCGAGTACCTTTTTACTCAAGGCATGTAAAAAAATATTTATACATTTTTTTATTATATTTAAAGGTAAATATCAATATTTTCGAATTATATAACTGGAAGGTGTAAATAAACTATGCCTTAACAAAATTGAAAAATATTAACATACCTATAATACCTAGCTCTCGTCTTCTTACTTATATCGCACTAGCTTCTTCTCTAAAGCTACACAATAATTTCAATCAAACCTAAGATAAACTAACTCTTAGAGTAATCATTGATTCAAATATAATTGAATTAAAATCATAAAAAACACAAGACAGGCCTATAAAAACAAGTCAAGATGGTATCATCAAGATTTTTGTCCATAATTTATTCGTATACATCATTACACAGGCTGTCTCTCTTAGAAAATATATAGTAATAGCATCGCTCAATCAAAAAAGCTAAGTATAGTCACCATTGCTAGTCCTATACTTAGCTTTCTTCTCAATCAAATATTATCCATTTAAAATATCAATATATATTCAAACAATAAGTATAATACAACTTAAATCCCTTATAATCCTTGCTTACTTATTTTACTCTATTACAGTCACGGATCACATACTTATCAAAAACCAACCTTTTTTATACTATTATTAATTTTATCTCCTAAGTTAATGACTAAAATTTCTGCTTATAAGTGTCTCAATTTTTCCCCATCCTGCTAGATTATTAAGGTCTACCGAATTTAATGCAAGAGTTTTCGTATTTATGTATGGGAACAAATTTAATGTTTTCAAATTTAACAAAGCTCCATTAAATGATAATTGCGGAAGAAGTTCAATTAGCTCCTTTTTTGATTTAATTAGCTCTTCTATATTTTCTGTGTCCTTCTCTTTCTGAATCCTGATACTATAATTTTCTTCGTTTATGAATGCAAACACTGAATCTCTTGCAGGATGTATGATTTTACATAAGTCAGAATAGAAATCTAAGTAACCTTTCATAAAAACCTCTAACTGTCGTACATATTTAGCCGCAGACTCTGCCTTATGCGACTCTTCAGTTGCTTCTCCTTTCTTTAATTTTCTAGCATGTGTAAAGTGTATAAGCAAGTCTTCTAATTCTTTAGAAATAACTAACTCCTCCCTTCTCCCTTCTAATACTTCACAAAAAAGGGTATAATTCTCCGCTAATGTAATTGACATATTTTGAAGAGAGTACACAGTATCACCAGTAGATTCAATTAGCCCTCTAAATGAAGAGGCAAAAGCAAGAAAATTCTTACTGACGTACGCTTGGTTGATCGCCTCATACCATTTCAAATTCCTTAGAATTGAAATCGCAGAAGCAAGATGAATTCTCTCAAAGATCTCAACTGTATACTGCTTATTAGCTAATTTGTGATTTCTGTGTAACAATTCCATATATACATCATAATCCATAAACTGATACTTTCTTTGTTGAATTCCGTTCCTAACATTAAACATTATTTCAAAAAAAGGTACATTCTGCTTGCCAAAAACTTTTTCCATCTCTCCTGTCTCTCCCTAATTTTAATTAATTATTAACCTCTAATAAGTTTAACAACAAACTATAACATTAAAATTACTTTTTATTACAATCCTTAAAAGGATACACATTGTAATGTTACACAATCTATAAATAACATTACAATATTCCCTTATATTATAAAGAATTCTTCCTGAAAATAAAAAATATTTAAATTTCTCAGCTACCTTTAGTTTATAAATTCATAAAGTACCCTTTTCCTAATTATAATACTTTATGAATTTATTACTTACCAAATTCTAACTTGATATTTCACTTATATAATCAAAAGTCTCCCTATCCTCAATATCAATCATAGTTGCAATATATGTTATTTTTTTTATTTTCATATGGTAGCCCCTCTTATTTTCACTTTATATACACAAATGCTAATATAGATTTAGAACAAAGTCACGAAGTTTCACAGAAAAAAGAAGAATTTCGAATAATTTTGCTATATATGTAAATTTTAATGGTTTAAATATATTCTACTACTTCTCAAGGAGGCATTTATTTTGAACTATGGCTGGGCTGGAACTATTGAACAATTTAAAGAATTAGATTTAAAATTATTCATTAAACAATTGCAATATCATGTTTACAAAACTAATGCAAATGATCCCAAAATAGCTTCTCAAAAGAGAGCATGGATTGATAGTTACAATAAGCTACAAGATTTATTTAATCGATTTTCTAATTTAGATGCATCACTTATTTTTGAATATGAGATTTTACGCGGAGGTGGCCGTCGTCCAGATATACTTTTATTAATCAATGGTTATTTGATAGTCATCGAATGTAAAAGTTATAATCACGTTTCACCTTCTGAATACATTCAAACTTCACTTTATATGCGTGATCTCCAGCGTGATCTCCAGCATTATCACTCAGCTATTCAACAATCTAACATGCAAGTAATAGGTGTTCTACTGCTTACAAACTATGAAGGTGAACAATGGGAATTCCAAAAAGATTTTCAAGTAACCCTTTCAACAGTTGATGGATTGGAAAGTATTATGAAACGAATATTAGATAAAACAGAAGTACAAACTTTGACGATAGAGGAAATAATCAATGGTTTCTATGAACCTTCACCTTCTATGCTAGAAGCTGCTCGTTCCATTTTACATAATGAACCACTCCCTGATATTAAAGCAATATCAAGCAGTAATTTTCCAAAAGTACAACAAACTATACGAACAATTATTCAAGAAGCACAAAATACAAATACCCATCACTTAATCTTAGTATCTGGTGAGCCAGGAGCAGGTAAAACATATTTGGGTCTGACCATTGCACATGAAATGAAAAATGCAGTTTATTTATCTGGTAACGGGCCATTAGTAGACGTATTACAAGATACGTTGAAAAATAGAACGTTCGTACAAGGCCTATATGGATATAAAATGGATTTTCTCGAAAAAAAAATGATTCCAAAAGAACAAATTATTATTTTTGATGAGGCACAGCGAGCATGGGATACAAAAAAAGTCGACCAATCACTCACTCGAAGAAAGCGAGAAGCCCAACACTTAAGTGAACCGGATATTATAATGAATATTACGACACATAATAAGCCGTGGAGTGTAACAATTGGCTTAATTGGTGAAGGTCAAGAGATCTATTCCGGGGAAGAAGGCGGTCTCTCTCTGTGGAATACTGCAATCGCTGGAAAAAACGTGACTGTTCATTCTAAACACCCTAATTCTGTATTCACAAATGCAGCACATTATAAAACTCATTCTCAGCTACATTTAAATTCATCTTTCCGTGCTCATGCAGCTTTAAAATACTATGAAATTATTAATACTTTATTAGATATTAATTTTGAACAAACCAAACAGCTTATTCATAACCTACCGAAGGAACATTATCAGCTTTTTATTACGCGTGATTTAGACAAAGCAAAAATTACTTTAAATCAGCTTTATCAGGATGATACAAAAACAGTTGGTGTCGTCTGTGCTGGTGGCGCTGATCGTCAAAAAGAAGTCCCTGTTTTACCACGAGATGAACGATATGAAAGGCCTAGTAAAATCGCTCAATACTTTAACTATCCAGGGTCTCAATACTATTGTAAAAACCTTAACTACAGCGCAACTGAATTTCAAACACAAGGACTTGAACTAGATATGGCGCTCGTTCATTGGGATGATGATCTTTATCTACAGAATGGGGCTTGGAAAGGACAACACTATCAATGGGGTGTCGAAGATCCATTCCAAATTAAACTCAATGCATATAGAGTTATTTTAACAAGAGGGCGAGATGGAACAATTATTTACATACCACCAAAACCCATACTAGATGAGACTTGGAACTTACTTAAAAATCAATTAAAAATCCCTGAATTAATGTTTTAAAATCTATAATGATAGACTACATTCTAGATTCCCTCAGAATATAGTCTATTATATTTCTATTTCATAGCAACCGCGGTATCAGTCATAAAAGACTTAAAACATTTGACTTTTATATGATAATAACGTTCTTTTAGAAGGGGTTTTCAAGAAAATATTGGTTAAAACAAAAAAAGCCGCCTCAATTAAGAGCCGGCAATTTCCTTAAATAATATAAATAAAGGGAGACTAGCATACAATGAATATAGGAATACATTTTCACGCTCCAGAAGATGAAAACTTTAATTTGTCCATATTAAAATTACTAGAACTTTTTAATTCTAACAATTTCATTTGGCAAATAGATACTGCCGAAATATACCTAAAAGATTCTCATGATAAATTTACATTTGAAAAACTACTCGGCGACGAACGATTCATAACTGAAAATAAGTTAAAACAAACCCTAATAAACAAAAAATACTTTTTAGTCTTCTTAACAATGTGCGCTTTTCCTGATATGAAAAAGAATAGCCCAACATGGATAAGAACAGCATCAGATTTTAATACTAGTGATTGTGAATTTTTATTGAGTATAGTTGATGGTTTTGATATTACCATTTTATGCAAAGATAAGCACTTACTTCAGAAGTTACATCAACATGTTCAAGACCTAGGTTATTTAGATACTAAGTATTTAACAGAACGTACTGCAGGAACTTTTTAACTAGATCTTAAAAAGAAGGATTCAATATTCCTATTAAATCCTTCTTTTCCATTACTCACTACTTCTCATATACATAATAAGAACTAGCTGTAATATAGAACACATTACCTCTACTATTCTTCACTTTATATTGTGGTGAACCATTTACAGATACTTTATCAACGATAGTGAACCCTAAACCTTCATCGACAGTTCCTACAACATCTCTATCATCCCAGGAAGCTTTTGAATAGAATCGTAAGTCATTCACTTTAGAAACTACACGTTTACCTTCCACAGATGAAGATTCTTCTTTATAGCGAATGTACGATGAATCGTTATAAACCCACTGATTCCCTCCAAGATTCAACCAGTTTCCTACTTTACCCCAGACTTTATATGATTCACCCTTTTGTAGCATACGAATGACATCATTGCTTGTGGATGGTCCAGATCGAAGGTTTACATTTAAACCTTCGATATAAGCTACTCCTGTTACATCCGTTACACTTTCAGATGGTTGTTGTGGTTTTACTTCCACAGTGACAGAATGACCATTATACGCCTTTAAAACATCAGAACGGAATTGAGCTTCTGATACACCATGTGAAGCAAGATACCCCTGTGGATCCTCATGATCTGTACCGCCTAATTTGTATGTGATATCTTTATGAGTCCATAATCCAACACTCGGATGGATATTTCTATCTTTTAAAATTTTCGCAAGTAACTTTACATATCTTTCATACGATTTTTTGAATTTAATTGGGTCACTAGTCTCAGAAAGTTCTACATGTACAAATCTAGCATTTGCCGCTGGACCTGCACCCCATGCACGATATTTAGTAGAAGCGATTTGAATTGTTTCATCCCAATCCGTTGCATAATGAACGAATGCATTTCTCCATGTTCTAGCTTCATAATTTCTAATATTGATAGCAGGTGCTTCTGGTGTCGCTGTGGAATGTGCTACTACTCCCTCATATGCACCCACACCATATCTATATCCTTGCTTAGGTAAATCTGGAATAATCATTTCTCTATCTGCAAAAGCACTTGCAGAAGAAGAAAATAAAATAATACACATGATAAATAACGCGCTACATTGGTTCAATAATTTTTTCATTTCGTATTTTCCCCTTTAATATTTGCATAAACAAAAAGAGCACCTCAATTGAGAATGCTCCTTTTGCTATCACTTTTTATATTTGTCTTTATTTAATTTTTTTCTTTTCTAGATTTTGATCTTCTAATTTTTGCCTCAATTTCAGAAGATACACTTTCTAACAACCAAGTAGGAATCCATTTATCCCAGCTAATCCGTACACAATTGGCTGTAAAGCTATTAAAAATATGATAAATTAAACCACCAGTTACCATAAAAAAGAAAAATTCTGGTAATTTAAATGCAATATCAAATAAATGCGCTAAAGAAGGCAATAAAAAAAGAACCACAGTTCGTGCAATGCCCTCAATTCCATATTGTGATGAATACGTACCATCTAATTTTGAAGCCTTACTACCAGTTATCCAATCTAATACAACTACCCATACCAAAATGATAATCCAAATTAAATTAGATTTACCATATAAAAAATTAAATATAGTGCCCAATCCCCCACTAATTACAGAAGCGACTTTAAATTGGGTGGTATTAATAACATCCAGTACATTTAATGTTTTTACAAGCTCATGAATCCGTTCCAAACTTTCACCCCCTTTTTTACATTTCAAAGCAAAATAAAAAAGCCTGCTTTGGCACGCTCGATTTTGATAAAGTTATATGTTCATTTTCTTCCACGCATACTCTAGTGGTTCAGTTCGTGGTGGCTTCATTACTTCTTTTTCAGTAGTTCCTTTCTTACCTTGTGATAAATTGTGCATAACACCTTGACGGGTGGAAATCTGCCTAATACCTGTTCGTATCCAATCATCGGGATTTAAAATACCCCCTCGATGTGTTAGGAGTTGCCTAACGCCTGTATGTGAAAAATCGATTGGATTAACAATAACCCCTTGACGATGTGTATTGATTTCACGTATTCCATCATGATATAGCATTGTTGGAGATATGATCATACCCTGATGTGTATTAATTTCGCGTATTCCATCATGATATAGCGTTGTTGGAGATATGATTATACCTTGAAGTACTGTCATATACTTACCTCCTACTTATTCAATCCGTAAAGCTATAGTATATTCAGTAAATGAATTGTATTGTCCACTTACACTTGGATTATTCGTATAAAATAACTTGTATTTCTGAACTTCATTATTCTCCATCACTTCTACAATATCACCATAAATAAATCCGCTACCTTTATAGATGTAAAAACCATCGTATTTCCCTCTGAATCCATCACTCGAATCTCCGAAATACAGCGGTGTAAAAACTATCTTCCCTTCATTAGATGGTGCTTTTGAAAAAATCTTATCCCAATAGTAGGTATAATTCCCAATCGAACTAGAAGAACTACTATAAAATTTACTTCTATTAGTTACATGTACGCACCCTTGTCTAGGTACTCCGGCACTTAATAAAACTCCAAAGGGATATGAATAAGGTGAAAATAATTCAGGTTGGTAGTATTCGTCTGGAAGACCTATAAAACCAATCGTTGTCTTTCCTTTGTGAGATGGAATTTCATCATCATTCGCATATACACAATAAATGACAGTATCTTTATCAACGTATAGATATAGGTCAACCATATATTGTAGGAAATCTAAAGATGTTGTCCCGCTCGTGTCATGTACTTTTCCATGATGAAATACTAACGGAAACCATCTTTCTTCTCCTGTACCAACATTAGTATCTTTATCGTAACCTCTAATCAGTCTATAACTCCCATCTGCACGATTCCCTTTGGGGTTCCTTATATCATATTCAGGCGCCAATTGGTTATTTTTAGAGTTTGAATCATTAGGACGTAACTCAATATAATTATTTTTTGTTCCATCGTTACCTGTAGAATACATAACAAAAATATTGTCTTTGTCTGGTTTGTCAGCATTTAATTGCTGCCATCCAGCCTTTTTCATTTCATCAATAATCTTCATAAAGACTTCCCTGCGCTCTAGTCTGTGTAACTTACAAATTTTATTTGTCATTTTATATGTTCCTCCTTAATTTAAACGTATTGCTTTCATAGAAACATTAAAAGTAGAGTTTGCTACGCCCCTATTTTCTTTATAAAGATGTACCTTGTTTGTATGATCTTTATCCTCACAAGGAATAGCCAAAATATCATATATTCTTTTTTACTGATAAGCTTTTATAGATTTGATTCCCATTCTCTTTTTGATCGTACATAAATAACATTGTTTCAACGTTTGAATCATTTGTAACTTGAATTGTACGAATATCTGATTTGTTACAACCTACATCCTGTGAAGCATATAGAACTTTTTCTGGTTCAATTGTAATTTGTACATTCCTCTCAATAAGGATTGATGGTGTAATCTCACTTTCGGATGTATATCTATATAATTTCATTACAGTTCCTATATTGTATTCACCTCAATTATGTTTTAGATGAACATTAAAATAAATTGGTTCAAATGCTAGGACATTTGTATCCTTCACAACCTTTACCCAAAAATCTCGCATACTTTGTGCAGCTACTGAATCAATCTGTATTTATTTTATTTTTTTCTTTCCTAGATTTTGATCTTCTAATTTTCGCCTCAATTTCAGAAGATACACTTTCTAACAATCAAGTAGGAATCCATTTATCCCACCCAATACGTACACAATTGGCTGTAAAGCTATTAAAAATATGATAAATTAAACCACCAGTTACCATAAAAAAGAAAAACTCTGGTAGTTTAAATGCAATATCAAATAAATACGCTAAAGAAGGTAATAAAAAAAGAACCACAGTTCGTGCAATGCCCCCAATTCCATATTGTGATGAATACGTACCATCTAATTTCGAAGCCTTACTACCAGTTATCCAATCTAATACAACTACCCATACCAAAATGATAATTCAAATTAAATTAGATTTACCATATAAAAAATTAAATATAGTCCCCAATACCCCACTACTTACAGAAGCAACTTGAAATTGGGTGGTATTAATAACATCCAGTACATTTAGTGTTTTTACAAGCTCATGAATCCGTTCCAAACTTTCACCCCTCTTTTTACATTTCAAAGCAAAATAAAAAAGCCTGCTTTGGCACGCTATTGTTTTAATTCAAATTATTTTTGCTATACGTTCGCTTTTTCCATGGTGATTCTAATGGTTCTTTTCTTGGTAGTGCTTGATTACGAATTTCCTCTTCCGGTATATACTGATTTTGTAGAAAATCTCCTTTAAATGTTGTAGCTGGAATTCGAACACCGCCAGCTACAAACAGATCTGGCATATGATTCGCTTGCCCTACGTTCGGAACTCTTTCTCCATCCATAGGGCCTATTAATTCTACTATTCTACTTCCTTTTCCTACATTGGATATTCTTTCTCCATTCATAGGGCCTATTAATTCTACTATTCTACTTCCTTTCCCTACATTGGATATTCTTTTTCCATCCATAAGGCCTATTAATTCTACTATTCTACTTCCTTTTCCTACATTTCCCCTGCGAATACCTGTTTGCTGACAACCTTTATTTAATATAAATCCTTTAAATATAGCCATATCGCACAATCACCCAATTCTTATGGCTAGAGCTGTGGAATTTTCCCCAAATGAATTTGTGTACTTGTTATTTGAATCACTAGACCAATAATTAGATGCTGTCCATAAAGGTTTATACACCTGAATACCATTTTCACTTTCCACTTCAATTGTATCATCTTTTGTTATTCTTCCATTAGATATAAATGAGTATATAAATCCTAGTTTACCTCTTAGGCCTGTTTGAGGATCATCTAAATAGAAGTCTGTTAGCATCATAGGGCCTGAACCTGAACCACCATCAGAAGGGGAAGACCACCCTACAAACTGACTAAATGACATTTGATATCCTAATGGGACATCTAAAAGCGCTGCAGGTTTATTTAAAATTAAATATTTATAACTATCATCATAATAACCTGAGCTACTCGATGCATTAATTACACATGAATAATATGGATCGTTTTTTTCTTTCAAATATGTTTCTTCAGGTATCCCGAAAAAATTAACAACAGGTGATATAATTACTTTAGAATTGTCTTGTTTAAATTTATCTGAATCGGGTATTGTGACAAATATCATCCTGTCTAAGTCACAGTAATAATAATATTCTACAGGTAATTCAGTGCCCGTTGTTATTGAGCCTGAAATACTATAACTTGGTATAGAATTAATAAAGTTCAATCTGCCATAACCTGAAATAGCAGATGACTTATTAGTTTTATTTTCAAAGTCCCATTCCTTATAAAACTCAAAAATCGCATTTGAATATCTTGTAGTTTTAATATTGTAGGAATTGTTACCAATGCCATTGGACCCTGCATAAAAATATAAAGCTAAATACATTGGAGTATTTCCTAAACTACCTTTAGAATGCAAAACAACCCGATAATCTTTATGGTTACTTGCATCTTCAAGAATTTCCCATCCACCTTCCACAAATTTACTAACAAATACGTCAAATAACTCCGCTCGTTTACAAAAACCTTTTTTATAAATAATATCCATAAACTAAGAACCTCACTCTACTCTAATTGCTGCTGCATTAGTTACAAATGATGTATAATTACTACTAGCACCACCCAAAACTGTATATCTATATTTTTGAATTTCATTATTAACTTTAATTTCAATTATATCGCCATCAAGAATACCTCCTTGTTGAAGAAGATATATTTTTCCTAATCTCCCTCTCATCCCTGTCGTACTATCACCATAGAATACCTCACTTAATACGAACTTTTTATCTATATTAGGCGATAAGGGCGAAACCAAACTATACGTACCTTGAGCAATGGTGTTCTTACCAGGAACTTCGAGTAAATTTTTAGGATTATCTGCCACTCGTAAACGATAAGAACCAATTACATTACCGCAGTATCCACTATTAGCATATACAGCACCGGAATAAGACTTATTTTCGTTTCTTTTACTTTCTTCAACGAAAGATTGTTCAGGAAAACCTAAAAATATAAGTCCATTTCCTAAACCAGTGTATTTAAAGGGGACAACTAAAAAAATAATAACCTCTTTATCGACATAGTAATAGTACTCCATATCAAACAGCTTATTATATTGCCTTGCATAGCTTGTATTTGTATCCTGATTAGCTGTTCTTCCTGGAAAAAAGCAAAACGAAGACATTCCGTCTTGTGAATAGAAAACAGTGTTGTTAGACTGCATTGTTCCCATTCTCATGGAGCCGTCAGTATAATCAGTTGTTCTTATATTATATGGAGAATAGTTAGAATCGTAACAAGTGAGATGAACAGCCATATGCTTATCTCCATTGTAACCATCTGTATAAAGACATATTTGGTCGTCCGTTAAATTACTCCCTTCCTTCAATTTCCATCCTCCATTTAAAGCTACTTGAACAAATATATCAAATAGTTCAAACTTTTTACACGTTCCTTTAGTAAAAATAGCCTTAGTCATTTAATTTCACCTCTAAATTAATGTTGTTACTTTTAATACCACAGTATACAAAGAAGGTACATTACTGAAATTTTCAATAAATAGGTGACAAGACTTTGTTTGATCTTTATCGTCACAAGGAATATTGATTATATCGTATGTTCTTTTTTCTTTAATACTGCTGTACTGAATTTGTCCATCTTTCTGTTTATCAAAAATAGTGCACTCATAATCATTATTTGCTGTATTTTCAATAAAGATTGTCCTAAGTTCATACTTGTTTATACCTAGTTCAATAGGTATATACTTCTTTTCATTACTATTAATCTCAACCTTTATTTTTTTTTCGATAAGCTTTGGAAAAATATTTTCTGTTTGTTCTTCTTGCTTATAATATCGATTTACGACCATTGATGTTCCCATCTCTTCACCTCCAACTACTCATGTTCAAGATGTATTTGAAATTGTAATGGAGCAAGCCCAACATAATCTGTTCCCTTTGTTACTTTTAACCAAAACTTCATTGTATTTTCCGGATCTACATAAGGAATCTTGATACTATCTTGATATTGACCTGGTTTACCATTACAGTCTAACGCAAGATCCGCCCATGACCATCCAAATTTATCTTCATATTGAGCAATACTTAAATTCACATTATTCGCTCGTGCAACTGAAGGATTCACAAGTTCTAGCATAATTTCTGATTTCCCTGATATCATATCTGGCAATCGAGTTTGTGCTAATGTTGAAAGCTCCTCACCTGAAAATTTAATTTCTAAATTAGATCCGAATCCATATACATCTCCACCATAAAATTTAGTCTTAATAACACCCAATTCTTTACCTTCTACATTTGTCAAAATAACTTTACCCGTAAATTCTAGTGACGGGAGAGTAATTCGAATACCAGTGTTATACCCTGTGTTTCCATTGAAAATAATTCCCCCAAATTCATCTTCCATCTGCACACTTATATTCGGCGCTATATTAGCAATTGTTAACTTTCTTCCTCTTGTAGCAATAATAGAATCAATATCAAGATTTATAAACTTTGAATTCGATCCTTTTTTTAATACAACACCAAACTTACTACAGTTCATTATATCTGAGTCGCAAAAATTAAAACCTTCGCCATAATCAGAAAAAAACGTCCAATCTTCATTATCTTTGCACGCCATCCATTTCAATTCAGTTGTTTCTCGAGTACCATCTTCTGTTTCTAAGAACTCGATATTCTCCTCACCGTTTTTCCAAACGATAATACCGCCTTTGTCATCTTGATGGGTTGGCGTATAATCGGCAGATACTTCAAATGCGAATTCTTTCTCATTTGGAAGATCTGCAAGTAATAATGTGTCACGCGAAACATTGTGTAGCATTCTAAAATTTCCTTTTCGATCAATTAAAGAATAGCTACCGACAGGAGCTGCAATCCATCTGGAATCGAACGTATCAAAATCATCTTTAAAGATTAAACCACTTCTTATTTGATATGGTTTTAATTTCTCATCAGGTAGCTTTAATAGTGTTGCTCCTTCTTCTAAGTCAATAGCATCGATATTGATGTATTTCCCTGACAACTCAATAACGTGAATCATATCTTCAAGGTTTTTCTTTTCATATGCAAACGTTTGATATTGCATACCTTCTCCTGAAAGTTTAAGGATTTCCTTTTGGTCATCGATTTTCAATTCAATGTCTTCCGGATAAGATGGACTTGTCATACTAATTAATCGGAACTTAGTACCCTTGAATAAAAATCTAGCTGATATGGTGCTATCGTTATTGTCTTCCTTACTCTTCCAATGATGAGTATTATTGTAGCAACTAACATCAGCTTCAGTTGTTTTCCAGAAACCGTTGTATTCAATATTCTTGTGAGTATCGTCAAAACGTACCCAACCAGGTTCCGGCTCAACTAACTGGTCACCTAATCTAGCAAGTAAGTATCCGTCAGCGTCAATGTCAATGGAATCTAACGACATAGCTTTACCAATCACTTTTACAGTATGCTTGCCACGGTCTAAACCTATTTTCTCGTAACGTATGACTTGGTTACCTGAAGGACTATTGTAAACCATAGTTTCTTCTTTACCATCAATAAGTACTTTAGAAGTTGCATCGTAACCACTGTCGCCATAAGCTAGAAGTCTAAGTTTAGTACCTACGAACTCAAATTCGAAACTCGTGTCAAGTTTCTTGTCGAGATTGTAATGAGTTGTCTTGTTGTAGTGCTTATCATTACCCGTGGCTAGTTTCCAGTTTCCGATATATCGAATTAAAGGGTCATTATCATCAATTCGTTTCCAACCTTTTTCAGGCTCTGTAAGAACAGTACCTACACCAGGTCGTGAAACAAGACTACCAGTGTCATCAATATCAATAGCATCCATACGGAAGTCATATTCTAAAGCACCGGGTTGATTTGTAATAACTGTTACCGTTACATCGTGCTCAATATCTTCTAAACCGAGTTTCTCATATTTCAAGACTTGGTTTGTATCTTGTGGTGCAATAGCGTCAAAATACTCTTCCGGTAAGTCATCAATTTTTACCCTGATTCTATCTGAATAATATTGATTAGTAGCACAACCAACAATGAGTCGTAACTTAGTACCTTTAAATCTGAATACCATACTTGCATTTTTACCCTTTTTAGCACAAGTACTTTTCCCGCCATAAGCACCATTATAGGCTACGTTTTTACTCCAGTTAGCATCATATTGAATGTATGTGGAGTTGTCATCATAACGTTGCCATCCATAGTTTGGATAAGTAGAAACATCACCAATACTTACAGGTAGTCTATCAATGTGTCCAGTAGCGTCGATATCAACACCAATAAATTGAGGGTCCCAACCTTCATGAGTTCCACCGTTGACTGTTACCACGTGGTATCCTTCATCTAGGTTAAGTACTTCACAAGCGACTTTAGCTGGTCCGGATACAGGGAACATATTAACAGGATACTTCACTCCGTCAATTAATACGTTACCAAGTTGTTCTTCATTTGAGCCTAAGTTAGACGAATAAATCAATCTAAATTTTGTACCGAAGAATCTAAACTGAATTTTATCAAACGAGTACTTGATTGGCGGTGTTTGACTTTGGTAATCCATACCACCAGTATAATCGAAATACATATTCTCCTTCGTAAAACGTTGCCAACCTGATTCTGGTGTAGCTAAGAAATCTCCAACTGTTATTGGTGGTTTTTCAATATAGCCATCTGCATCAATGTCAATTGCATCAATATTAAGTCGATAAGTACCTTTAGTTCCACACTGAATTCTAACTCTATGCTTCCCTTTAGTTAATCCTAACTTCTCATACGCAAGACCCTGATTAACAATAGCAAGTGCTACCTCACTATATTTTTCAGTGACACCGTCAATTGTAATTGATATATCGTCTGAGCGATAAGATGCAACATCGAATCGAGTAATGATTCGTAGTTGAGTTCCGTAGAAATCAAATTCAACTGCACCTTTAGAGTCATTGTCTTTTACATAATGATAAGTACCATTATACCAGTCAGAAGATGAGCCTTTTTCCCAAGTACCTTGATATTTAAGTAACGAGTCGGTTCCATCAAGGCGTTTCCAACCTGCCTCTGGCTGTTTTAGTTGATCCCCGATCTTAACTGATGGCTTACCTCCAATTGAACCAGATTCATCAATGTCGATAGCATCAAGGTTTATAAATTTACCTTTTATTTCAACAGTATGCAATTTATTTGATAAACCTAACTTCTCGTATATTAACGACTGGTAGATAGCAGTTAAGCCTGAGGGTCTAAAGAAATTGATAGTTTCTTCTACTCCGTCAATTAGAATTTTAGCGCCAGAGTCATACTCAGATAACCCAATTCCAATAATCCTAAGTTTTGTCCCTGTAAAGTTAAATTTTATAGAAACTGGGTTAGAATCAGGTGGGATGTTTGAACCTGCATGTTTATAATGAATGGTTTTGTTGTAGCATCTACCATCAGCATCGCTTGTTGCCCATACACCATTGTATTCAATATTACTATCTGTATCGTCAATTCGTTTCCAACCAGGTTGAGGCTCAAATAATATATCACGAAAGTTAGTAGAAGTTTCTACTAAATTACCGCCTTTTATATCAAAAGCGTCTACTGTCATTAACGTACCTGTGAGTTTCACTGTATGAACGCCGTCGGGTAAGTTTTTCTCGTATAGTATAACCTGATACCGAGTCTTGTCCCGGTCAGTTGGAGTGTTAACCTTATATTTCTCAGTCACACCGTCAATTTCAATGGTAACATCCTCCCAGGAACTGTCGGAGTAGTTTGCTGAAATGACACGAAGGCCTGTACCTTTGAAAGAGAACTCTACTGTCCCTAATGTTCTGTTCGAGTGGTCAGGAACTCTAAAAGTTGCTGTTTTATTGTATCCGCCTTCATACCCTCCGTCCTTAGCTAAAGACCAGTAATCACCTCTGTAATGAATTAGCGGATTTGTATCATCAACACGAGTCCATCCTGGTTCAGGTTGTAATAAAATGTCTCCTACTTTAGCAGGTGGTTTTGGTTTTACTAAAGACCCCGTTTTGTCAATATCGATTGCATCTAGCGTTATGTCTATACCAGATAACTCAACTAAATGCTCTTTATCTTCAAGTCCAGTTGCTTCGAACATTAAGGTTTGCTGAATTCCGCCAATTGGTGATCTTCCTTCAACCTTAGTTAAGTCGTAAGATACTTCGTCAATCTTTAAAATAGCTTTTTTCTGGAAGTAACTGCTTAATGCTACAAGTCGTAACTTAGTCCCTTTAAATTTAAAGGTAGCAGACGCTTCTTCTGTACTCCCCGATGGTGCAGAATAATAATGAATAGTTTCATTGTATGCACCTTTCTGAGTAGTTATGAAATTCCATTTTCCGTCATATCGAATATTTGAATCTGCGTCATCGATACGCTTCCAGCCAGGTTCTGGTTGGAGTAATTGGTCACCTACTTTAGCAGGTGGTTTTTCAATACTTCCGTCACTATCAATATCAATAGCATCTAAGTTTATATTAAGACCGGATAGTTTAACTTTATGCTCACCGTTTGCTAAACCTAGTTTCTCATAAACTAAGGACTGATATTGAGCATTTGGTTGCTCGAAGTTTATAGTCTCAACCGGTTGTTCGTCAATCCAAATTTGACCTTCCCTATACCCAGCAGAAAGTAATCCTATTATTCGTAATTTAGTGCCATTGAATACAAACTCAACAGTAGCAAGTTTATCTGCGTTCGGGCAATAGTGAGTAGACCCTCCAGACCATTTGGCAGCTGAATGAGTTGCCCATCCGTCTCCTGTATATTTAAAGTTCGAATTAGAATCTTCAATTCGTTTCCAACCATCTTCGGGTTGTAATAGAACGTCTCCAACTTCAACAGGCGGTTTAATCATCGAACCAGCTTCATCTATATCAATAGCATCTAAGTTCATATACAGTCCTTTTATTTCGACCTTATGAACTCCTTGAGATAGATTCAGTTTTTCATAAACTAAACGTTGATATATAGTGTCAGTTGACGAGAAGTTTATTACTTCTTCTCTGCCATCAATCAGTATTTTTGCATCAGAGTCATAAGGATTAACTGTCAAGGCTATAATTCTTAATTTTGTACCTTCAAAGTCGAAACTTATCGATGCTGGATTATTATCTACTTCAGGAGCTTTATAATGGCATGTAGAGTTATAAAGACTTGAGTTAACAACATCGTTCTTCCAAACTCCTCTATATTTAATATTAGCATCAGTATCATCAATCCGTTTCCAACTAGTTTCAGGTTGAAGCAGAACGTCACCTACTTTAGCAATTTTCACTAATTCTCCATCAAGAATGTCAATAGCATCCATTATAAGTCCTTGAGAACCTTCCAGTTTAACTGAATGAACTTCATCTTGTAAACCTCGTTTATCATAAAGTAGAACCTGCCAGTTATCTAAACCTAGTATCTGATTGTATGATTCTTTGACACCATCTATTGTTATATCTACAGGACCGTAATTGCGTTCAACACTCTTAGACACAATTCTGACACCTGTACCTTTAAACGAAAATTCCGCAACTGCATTTTGAGTAGAGAATACCGCGGTACTACTATAGTATCTATCATCAGTGAATCTAGACCACTTACCTTCTTCGTTGTACTTAATTAATGAATTTTTGTCATCAACACGCTTCCAACCAGGTTCGGGTTGTAGTAGTACGTCCCCTACTTTAGCAGTTGATTTTACTAAATATCCATCAGAATTAATGTCAATAGCATCTAGATTGATATTAAGTCCGGATAACTTAACCTTATGAATACCTTTACTTAGATTTAGTTTTTCATAAACAAGTGAACGAGCTTGAACGTTTCCTCGAACATAGCTAAATGTCTCAGCAAGTTTGTCATCTATTACAACTTGACCAGAATCATAGTTGGTATACATAAGACCTATAAGTCTTAAGGACGTTCCGAAAAATTCAAACTCGATAGTAGCAAGTCCTTTACCGCCTTGTGTATAATGAAGAGTTCCTCCGTGGTATTGAGGACCTGTAGCAACCTTCGGATTCCAATCACCTGAATATATCAACTTATCATCAGTATCATCAATTCGTTGCCATCCAGATTCCGGTTCAGTAAGTACGTCTCCTACTTTAACAGGAATCTTTTCTACGATAGTACCTCCTAATATATCTATAGCATCCATCGTAACAGAATTAGCAGATATTTTAACAGTATGGTAATCATCTGTAAGATTTACCTTCTCATATTGAATGACTTGATATCTAGAACCTGTTCCATTAGGAGAATATTGTTCCTTAACTCCATCAATTTGAATATTGATAGGGTCACGACCTTTGTACTCAGTTGAAACTAATCGAATACCTTTTCCTTTGAATATAAATTCAACTATACCACCTAATGCAGAGTTGATAAACGATTGAGTACCGTTGTAGTAGTCAGTGAATTCAGCTGTTTTCCATTTACCGCCTGAATAATTAATTAAAGGATTTCTATCATCAAAACGCTTCCATCCCGGTTCAGGTTGAGTTAGTACATCACCTACTTTAACACGAGCAACAATAGTGCCACCTAAAATATCGAATGCATCAACAACCATGTGAGTTGTTCCGGTTAACTTAATTTCATGTACTCTATCTTCGAGACCTAGGACTTCGTGAGCTACAATTTGACCCTTAAGGTTATTTACTTTCGAATCCCATATTTTATAACTACCGTAAGGAACACCATCAATTTGAACATTCATATCAGGTCTTTGTGATTGATATCTCGGACTAATTATTCGAATACCTGTACCTTTAAAGTAGAATTGAACAGTACCCTCGTCAGTAGCATTAGAAGACCTGTTTGTGTAAGTGTCTTTGTAATAACCGGTTAACGACGTACGAGGTGTCCAAGTTTGACCTATATACGTAATATTCTCATTTGTATCGTCAATTCGAGTCCAGCCAGATTCTGGTTCTGTCAGTACTTGGTCTACTTTAGGAGTAAAAATAGACCCTCCCTGAACATCAACTGCATCGAAATACAATGCATCTGTACTGATAATTACTGTATGAGGACCGGGTGCTAAGTTTAATTTCTCAAACATTATACATTGATATACAGTACTTACAGAACTGTCGTACATTTCAAAGGTTCCGGAATCTACTCCATCAATAACAACATTTGTTTTTAAACCTTTAAACTCAGTAACGGACGTTTTCTGAGACATTAAACGTAACCCTGTACCGGTGAAGGTAAACTTAATCCCGTAAGGTGTAGTCTTAGGGTAAGCTTTCATATGAACTGAGTTATTGTAAGTAGCAGGACTATTTGTAGATACTAGCCAATCACCTGTATAAAAAATATTCGTGTTTATATCATCAAAACGACTCCAGCCCGTTTCGGGCTGAAGTAATTGGTCACCAAGTTTTGCCATAATATCACCTCTCTATTTTGTCTTACGATAATTCCACTTGCTCCACCAGTAAGGTCTACTATGTCATAACCATACTTACTAACAGCTTGATGGATCAACAAATTTAAATATTTCATGCATAACAGAAAGGAACTAATTTACTTAATAAAAGACATTTAAAATTCAATTGAACTGCTTAAGCTTTTACTTTTACAACAGCTCTAGCAGTTCAATTTTAAAAATTACATAATGTCATGCAATAAGAATATTCGATATAATATAATTAAATAAAAGCTAATCTAGCACTCTACTTTATTATCTCGTTTTCTTCCAATTCCAATTATTCCACCAAGATTCCCGGCTATGTTTTAACCATATTTTTGGTTCTTCTTCGATTAATATATCGCTTTCCTCAAATTCAACCGGTTCTTCTGCCTGATAGATATTTTCTAATTTAAACGTATCGTTTTCAACAAGTATACTTTCGTTGTCTAAAATGCGATTAAATTGTTCTATTTCATCTATATTCGTATGAACGAGATTTCTTCTATTCACTGGAGTTGATTGGATCTCTATACTAGATAATTCTCTTACATTTTCAAACATACAGTATGTATTTATGGATGCTTTATGAGTTGATTTTCTTTCCCATTCATATAGCTCATGAATATTTGAAGCCTCTTCAATTGATTTCCGATGCATATCCTTCAATTCCACAATATCCATCATTACATTTCGTACTGTACGATCTACTTCTTCATTCTTCACTACATCTGTATTAAATTCTCTTACACCTTTATGCAATTGATCCGTGACTACTATATTTGCCTCTGCCTCTTTCATAAGCTTTTCCATTGGGGCAGATGTAATATTCTTTACATACCAGTTTCGATCATTCATTGCAGTTTCATATTGTTCAATACTAATCTGTAACTCTCTGTCTATAATCTTAAAATTCTCTTTATCGATCATTTTTGCAGCTAATTCTTTTACGACTTTTACATTATCTATCGTTGCAACAGTCGCATCAACTTCTTGCAAGACATTACCAAATTGATAGAATGAACTAATTTCTGCTCTTGTTTCATTTTCTTTATTCATTATTTCATACGTATCTATATTTGTTTGTAATTCTCTTTGGATCCTTGCAAACAAATCATAATCTGGTAAATAAACTGGAATCCCTAATCCTTCGAATAGATCAAACTCTTCATACAATGCTTCTATTTCTTTTTCTTTTTCTAATACAAAAGTATCACTTTCAACAAGTATACTTTCGCTGTCTACTGTTCGGCTGGATTGTTCTATCTCACCAATAGTAGTATTAAAAGTATTGTACTTATTCGTTAAAGTTGTACGGATTTCTTCACTAGCTAGTTCTCTTTCAGACTCACTTACATCATATTCATGTATTGATGCTTTATTATCTGCTTTTCTTTGCCATTCGTCTGCTTCAAAAATATTTGACTCGTACTCATTATTAATTTGTTGCATATCATCAAAATACTTAATTTTCATTATGAGTTGTTTCGTAAGTCGTTCTAACTCTTCATCCTTAATTACATTTGTATTACGTTCTTTTCTTATTCTCTCTAATTGATCAGTAGCGATTATTTGCGTATCTATTTCTGGCACTCGCTTTGTCATCGGATTAGATATAGTACTTTCTGCATACCAATTCCTATCATTCGTTGCAGTTTCATATTGTTCAATACTAGTTTGTAACTCTTTCTCAATATGTCCTATATCATTACTATCAATTATATTAGTTGCTACTTCTTTCACTAAATTACCAATCGAATCAACCGTATTAATTTCTGCTTCTATATTATTTTCTCTATTAGCTATTTCAGCTGTCTCTATATTCGTTAGTAATTCCCTTTGAATCCTTGCGAATAAATCATACTCCGGTAAGTAAACTGGAGTTCCTATTAAATCAAAAAGATCAAATTCTTCGTAACGAGAATCCTGTTCTTTTACGTGTCTACTAACAAGGTCATATCCTTCTTCATTATGTGCTATCAATTGTTCTTGCTTTGTAAACTCTACAGGGCTAATACATTCTGATTCATTATCGACTTTAACTCTTTCACTTGTTATTGGTTCCTTACTTTCTTCACTTATAAACAATCGATCATACAATACAGAATCCGCTACTTTATCATCCTCCACTAACAACTCGTGAAGGTTGCGCTTTGCTAATTCATAGACATTTGTAAATGGAGTTTCTATTTCACCTAGAATCCGATCCATGGAAGATATATCCGCTTGGGCAGTATGATACTGTCCATTTACTCGATTAAAATGTTCATATCCATATATCCCCATTGCTTCTTGCTCATCTATAACTCGATTAGAAAGTTCATAAGAAGGTACATTCACTTCCATTTGTAATACTTTTCTATCAATAGCAGCTACATCGAAAAAGACTCCCTCTTTCTCTTGCATGCTTCTATCTGCTAAATCCGTATCACGAACATTACCATATACTGAACGTATGTCTCTTTTAGCTGAATTAACTGTTATTTGTTTCGCTTGTAGTTCTCTCTGTACACGAGCAAATAAATCATAGTCTGGCATATAAACTGGGATTCCTAAACTATTAAAAAGATCAAATTCCTCATAAAATCCGGTCAATTTTTTGATTTGTCTACTAGCAAATTCATAGTTATCTTGAATAGTCCCCAATAATTGTTTATGTATTAGGTCCATTTCCTCATGGTGTATATATTCAGTCCATACATGTTTCGTTTTCTTATTAACTTGTTCGTCTTCAGCTAATTTTACTTCTACTTCTTTTGCGAGCACATCACTCTGTATCATTTCTGGAAGATTATAATCCATGTACAAATGATTCTGACTTGATACCATCAATGTTTCTACTAAATTTACCTCATTAGAATGGTACTGTCTTTCCAATAACTCATATTCATTTATGAATTTACTTTCATATTCATGCGTTATATGATTCATGTCATTCATTTCTATGTGAGATGAATCATATTCTATTAATAGTTTTTGAGCGTTATTATATACATGGCCACCATATGTATATATGTCTTCCATTATGCGGTCCGCATATGACACATCATATTCATTAGTTTGAAGTTCTAACTTTTTACGCTCTAAATCTTCTATATTAATAAATCTTCCATCTATCTTCAGTGCTTTTCTATTTACAAATTCAAAATAATTCATTTCACCATTCCGCTGAATGGCATTTCTATTCGCTGTATTGTAATTTATATTACGAGTCTGTATTTCTCTTTGTTTACGAGCAAACAAATCATAATCTGGCATATAAACCGGAATTCCTGTATCAGTAAATAAATCAAATTCCTCATAAGAAGTAGTTACTTCTCTTGGCAAGTTATTATAAAGCTCAAAATCACTTATCTCTTGTACAGGTAATTCTTTTTGGCTAATCTCTACATGATCCACATTTCTAACTACAGTACTACATATTTCTTTTTCTCTTCTTTCAGTCAATATTGTTTCATAAAATCCTTCGCCATATAAAATACGTGCAACCTGTACCCATCGCGGTATTTCATCTACATTGGTTGCAAATTCTCGTAATTTCTGTTTTACTCCATCTTGCTCAATTGGGAGCATATTACCTGCTTTATATATCTTACGATCTGTACTAGACATTTCTGTTACATCTGCATACTTTGTATCTAATCTGCTTCCATTGTTCCCTTCCATATGTTCCATATCAAAAGTTCGGTCATGTTGCATTGCTTTCTGATAGTAATGAACATCTGCAAGAATTTCTTTAAGCGGTTTAGAATCCTGTATGCTTAACAGTTCCATGTTGATACTCCGCATTAGGTTTGCAATATCCACTTTAGCAATATTAGCAGTCACCTCAACTTGCCTTATTGCCTCTACAACAAGGTCTGTTAATATACCTTTTCCCTTTACTATTTTGGTTGCAAATACCCCAGCATCTTCTTCCTTAACAGCTTTGAATCTTGAATATGGTGGCAAACTGACTGGAAAATTATTCGCATTTTTTACAAAAGGATTTAAAACAGAAAGCGAGAGACTATATGTTTTCTTCATTGTTGATCCCAAAGGAATCGAAACAACATGACTCTTCTTTTTCGTACATAAAGAAGGGGAAGCAATAGAATAAATTTTCTCACTCACTCTCTGCATTCCCCCTTATATGATTAATGATTAAATATCTTCTTTATAAATAGCTAGACCAATCGGATTAAATGGCGTTGCTTTCGCTTGTGTCATCGGAGAGACTGCGGTAGTCGGCAACGTATAACGATATAATTGTGCAAATTCATAACTTGCTGTAATCTCTACCCCGTTAATTGGGATTTCTTTAAACGTCACTGTTTTATCATCTTCATTTAAAACAAAGTCAGTATTAGGAACTAAAGTACATCCACTTAACAACTTAAGTGTTCCTGCTTTAGGTTTATGCTCTAAATGGAAAACTTTTCTCATTCCATTTCCTTTTCCTAAAGATTCACTTGTAACTTCCTTTTCAATTTCCAATTCATCGGCCTGTTGAATATTTTTTGGGTGAACAGCATAGACATCATCTAATTTCCCAACATATCCATCATTAGGATGAACGATATAAATCTGTGACAAATGATATTTCCCACTATAGACAGATGGATTAAATCGACCTTGTCCACTATCAATATCCATATCGTGAGTAATAAATGATAAATAATGTTTTTGATACATTGCACCTGTGTATGATTGAGCTAATAATACAGAATCATTTCCATTACCTGTATTTTCTCCGTAGTCTAAATTTGCATTTCCAATTTTTTTATTAGGCGCATAATTATATTGATCTCCGTTACGACAACCACCAATAATTACAGTGTTTTTGCGCGGTGCATTATCAAATGTGTACATTCTTCCAATATATAATGGTACAAATAATGCTCGAACAGGACTTGGTGTTGGATCTACACGCATAAACATAACAATACGGTCTTTGTTTCCATTTCCATACATATAAACGACAGAATCACGTTTCCAATCTTTTGTAAAACGAGCATCTGGTGTAAAACTAATTGGTGTATAAGGCGAAGGGTTTACAAAATTAACTGTAGAGTATACTTCAGCCATAATACTTTCCATTTTTTGCACGTCAAATGATGTCTTTGCTACTAAAGTATCTAACGTTCCGTCTGCCTTTGGTGCTAAAAAATACACTCCAGAAAATTTAATGTTCTCGGAACTTTTTGGGGCAGTTTGAAATTCAATTGCTGTATCTGAAATTGTATATTCCCCCGGATCGACCATCTGATTATTTCTATAAACCATAAAACGACTTTCATCAAAATTTGTAAATGGCAAATTAAATGATTTTTTTGAACCGGTACCGTTTCCTAAATCACTTTCAGCATCTGATAACTTTACTTCCTTCTCAATAAAATATTGGTTAAACGTAAAGAAAATCATATCATTATTTGGTTCGTATGCATCATTTGTTAATCGATACTCACAGGTGATTTTATCTCCTTTTGCAACCGCTTGATTAAAAATAACTTTCCCCGCTTTAGCATCAACTTTATATTTATCCTTTTCTAGTAAAATGCTATTTACATACACTAATAAAGAACTTTCAACTACAGGAAATGTCGGAATTTGAAATTCCTTTTTCACTCCATCTCCCATGCCTAGCTTTCCTAATGGAGAATCCACAGGAATAAATCTACCATCTGTAAAATCAGAATCGCTCGTATCATAAGCATTTGCCACTCCAAATCTGCGCCATTCTCCATCGCTACCTAACGATTCAAATAATCGAACATCAATAAATTTATTAATACCACTTCTAATTTTAAAGTATAACTTTCGATTCCATCCTCGCTCTGTAATCATTTTCTCTAATTCAACCGGTAATGTTTGTAAATAAGCTACTTTATCAAACCACATGTTTTTCTCTCCCCTTTACATTGACTTCTCATAAATTCCTAATCCAGCTGGACGATATGGTGTCGCTGGTCTTTTTGTAATTGGCGAAATCGCATCAACATTATAAAAACGATAAATATCAAATGTATCTGGACAAGTATTTTTTCGCACTTTTAATTTATCCCCATTCAATAATCCTAAAGGAGATAGTAAAACCATATGAGGTAAGAAACCTCGCACACCTTCATCTGGATGAACAATATAAGCACGAGATGTATGAACGCGACCACTATATACCGAAGGATTAAATTGATACTTATATTCATCATTATCATGAGACTGCCAAGCTAGTGGATATTGACCACCATTTACTCCTTTTCTATCAGGCGGCATCTCATTCGGAGCAACATTCCAAGCAATATAATGCGCTTGATATCTAGCCCCTAATCGCGAACGCTTAATAATAACGTTATCAATACCATTACCCGGTGATTTAGGATACGTTTTTAAAATTGGCAAACTATCATTCACATTTCTATATGGTTTCTTATCATTAAAATCAAATGCATGTGAGCTATTTTCTGTACCAGTATCAAATGCTGTCCCAGCCCAAAGTGCGTCACCGATTTGATCATCTTTCGCATAGCTTTCAATTTTACCCATGTATAAAGGTGTAACCGGAACTACATTATTTTCAAATGCAGGTGTATTATCTGCTTGAATTAATAAAACTACACGATCCTTATCTACTTGGCCAGTCACTCTAACTAATGAATCAGGCCACCAATTTGTTTTTACATCAACCCCTTCTAAATTCGGGTTACGTAATGTAATTTTTACAAACGGTGACATCATAACATCCGTATTGGCACTGGTATAATCTATACTTGGATTGCCATTCTTCATAAGAATATCCGTTTTACTCACTTCTACATCTATTAAAATTTTTGTGAAAGAATCATAAGCTACTGCTGTCGCTGTCCCATCTTTAAATGCAGGATCTTTTTCAATCATATAAACATAAAAACAGGAACGATCAAGATTTTTACTATATCTTAATTTTGCATCCTTAATAAACTCCGCCTTATCCTCTTCTGTATTAAATTTATACGAAAGATCCTTTTTAGCAATATCCCAAGATGCGATTTGGACTAATCCATACATAGCCCCTTCTGCATTTTTAATAATCGTATGTTCCGCAATTCCAAACCGGTATAATGTTTCATTCATACCAGAATTCCTTAAAATTTCTAATGGATAACCTGCTTTTTGAAACCTTTTAACTTTTGTCCATCCGTTACTAGTTGCTACATTTACAAGATCGTCTAAGAAACTTCCCTCTTGAAATACCTTTTCAATAAACGCCACTTTACTTCACTCCTAATCTTTTAAAAATTGATAATTAAGCCAAATAGCTTTTTTCTCTAAAGATTTATTTATATATTCAAAACGGATAATCGCTTTCGCAGGAATTTGTTTAACAACAGAAAAATTAAATCCTTCGGGAACATCTTTCATATAAATTTCATCTGCTATTTTTTCATTATTAATATATAAATTCCAATAGTCGTTATCGTTATATTTTGATGCACCAATAGAAAATGCAATCATCTCCATATCAACTGGTGCTATAAATTCATTATGATGAATATTTTCATAAACACCTATTCTTCTTCCTTTTATAAAAGGAATCGTTTTGGTTGGAAAGTATGGAGCATCTAATCGGCCACCAGCCATATAATTTACAGCAAAACTCATAATCTCCCTCCAATTACTTCAAAAACTGTAAAGCAATCCATACTTGCTTATTATTAATTCCTTGGTTATGAAATTTAAAAATAATTTTATCTCCAGCCTTTAATTGCATATAGGACATAAGACTTATACCTTCTGGTATTTTTTTTGTATAAATATCCTCACAGACAATACCGTCATTTACAATAAGCGACCATTTATCATCGATTTCATACATAGAACTACTCACACTAATGGCATAAAACTCCATGTCAATCGGTAATACGTATTCCATCTGATCTTCTGTCCATGCTTTAGAATCCATTATAAAACCTTTCATATACGGAAAGGTTTTTGTTGGATAAAATGGCGCATCTAATCGACCACCAGCTATATAAGTTGTTTCAAACAAAGGTAATCACCCTTTTTATTGTATTAAAAAATCCCCATGCATCATTACGACACATCGGGAATTGGTAAATCAGATAACATACCGCTACCTTTATTAATAAGCCTTGGTTGTACTCGATCTAATTGTTTGTTTGCGTTATAAATTAGTTGCATCTCCATCTTTTTACCCGTTATTTTATGGGATATAAGGACCTTTTCAAGCAGTGCTTGTCCATTAAAAACCAAATCGTAGTGCAGATATTTATCTCCAACAACTGCCGATAACCGAGCACCATCACGAACCAGTGTATACCCCTCGGTCATACCCTCTTTAAAAACATCATTTGGATCGTTACCAGGCATCGGTTTTCCACCGCTGTAAAATTCCCTATCAATTAATCCTTTCATTAAATACATAATAGGATCATATAAATTCTTTTGCATTATCATAGAATCACCCCTAATTTACCCTTGTTACAGGCCACGTTTTAGCTGGGCGTTTAATATAATATCTATCTGCATTTAAATCTGTTTCATCAAACGTTAAATCTGGTAAAGAACCATAATCAAATAAGATATTATTTTGTGTATCTAATACTTGTAATCGCCCGGTAAGTATTCCTAAAGGAGTGCGCACCGCTTCAAAAATAATAATATTCACGCCATATTCTAGTGGTATATCAACATACGTAGGATTGTTTCGGATAAAGTAGTTTTCCACTATTAATTTATTATTACAATAAATATTTAATAAATCTCCATCCTCTACATTCCAATCCCACAGCTTTAATCGTAATGTATCTACATTTACTGTGATTCCTGTTATATCGGTATACGGAGTAGGTTCATATCCATAGTTAACGGATAAATCTAAAGTTTGATAGAATCCATCATCAGCAGAAATCATTGTGTTAATTCCTTTAACAAAGTAGTTCCATTGTTGCCCAGAATCCCTATTATAAATGGAAACCACATCGAACAATTGAATTCGCGGATTCCCTATCACAGCAACTGTTAGTGTTCTGAATTTTTGAATCGCTTTTAAATGATAAGCTGCAGCAACTGCCCTTCTTGCAAAGAATGTTGTTGCCCAAGGTACCTCTATCATTTCCTCTCGCAAATCCCCTAAAGAAACGTTTTTAAGTAAGAATGAATTAACAAAACCATTAGCATAATCTCCACATTTAATAACAATACTATTACTAATGTCCTGATCTGTTAATTGCATATCTAAAGAGATCAGGTTTTCCCCTTCTCTAAAACTAAATTTGGCAAGTTCGTTAATTTCGTAGTCTGGCATTTTCATAAATGTACAACTTCCATCTGGTTCATGTTTAATGTAGTGGAATGTTGTATCTATAATATCCCGTACAATTTCATCCCACTTTTGAAACCTCTTTCCAGTTGCCCCTTCAACAATCCAGCTTTGATTTGTACCGGGAATATTTACCCTACTTCCGTGTAATGTAACTCCTGCTTTTTCAAGGAAGAATTTCACTACATCATACACATTTCCAGTCGGTGCAACAATTTCATCTGATCCCGGCGTTGGAATTACTGACTTTTGTAGAACCTTTTTATAAGATGTTGTGCAGGTAACTGATATTGTGCCGCTTTCGGCATTCACCTTTACGTCAGATACAAAACCATGTATATATGGTAAAGCTTCTTCGCCATAACCGATAGAAACCTTAAATTCAGTCTGCGGATATAGTTGGTTTGTGTTTGTTACTTCACTGTTGTAAAACCATTCTTGAATGGAAGAAAACTTACCATACCAGTTATCAGGTGCCATTTGCCCATATTCATTAGCAAAGGTAATAGAAAATGTACTTGCGAACTGATCTGCGTTCTCCTGCACTTCCAGGCTCACTACACGATGTTGTATTTGTACATAAGAAGAAGATTCTCTTTTTTTCATATAAACAATTAAATTAGGAGCATTATTCCCCACTTGGAAATAGCTCCCCAACATTCTGATTAAAGAAATAGATCCTTCTCTCACATTCCATCAACTCCAATACCTGCTTGTGACATAGATATTAATTTACACTTTGCTATTACTAGCGTTCCTTTACGTATTGCATCAACTTCATTTGGTGGAATAATACCACCATAGGTACCGTAATCACCTGTAATAATATGAGGGCGATATATTTCACTCATGAACTCACGCCAATGATTGATATCATTGAATAAAGCAGTAAATTCTACTTCACATCCTTTATTACCAGTACTTTGGTAACGAGGATATCCATGCATAACATTGTAATTTTTTAATCCGTTTAAGGATTTAGGCATTTTCGTTTGTTCAATCATTGCAATTGTAGGTATAGGTCCATATGCATGATAATAAACATCACGCAAATAGGCTACGTCAGAAGAACCGTAACCGATTGTTGTAAATTCAATTGTTTGTGGCCCTGCACCAACAAAAATTTCTCTTGCTTCCCAGGCATAAGCACCTCTTGCTCTAAATTTTTCAATACCATTTACTCGAACAATAAAGTATTTATCTGGTAACATACCATCAGAACCAATAGGAACTTGGGACATAAAAGAAAAATTATATGTCCCAGGCCATGAAAAATTAATAGTATATTTAATTGTACTTTTTAATTCTGTAACATCCCATAAGAGATGATATGAACCAGCTCTTCTATGCAATGTTTTTAATATACTCATACATTACGCACCGCCATTCCCATTAGATCGTCAGCAACTACGTTTTGTAGTAATTTTCTCATTTTCACAAAATCCTCTGCAGTTTGCAATTTTTCAACAGCAACTTTGAATGTAGCATTTTGAATTGTAACACCTTTATCTGTTTTCTTTTCAACAGAAGAGTGCCCAGCAAATGGATGTGCAGATTTTCCAATCATATCAACAGAATGTGCCCCCATTTGTCCAATTCGGGTAGATACATCCGTTACTAGTTGCATCGGTTTCGGTGGAACAACCGCTTTATTTAACAATCCAGAAGCCTTGTCCACAGCCGGGATCATTTTTTCCATCCCTACACCAAGACCTTCTGTAATATATCCGCCGTACTCCATCATTAGACGAGAAGGAGATTTTATACCAAAGAAACTTTTAACTGCTTTTGGTATTCCGTCTACAACGCCTTTAGCTTTATCAACAACCCAGCCAGCCATAGATGTCATACCTTTACCAATACCAGCAATAATATCTTTCCCCCAGCTTACAGCGTCGTTTGCTATCCCCTTAACTATAGAACCAACTTTACCGAATACATCCCTTACTGTATCAACAATGCCGTCAAACGCTCCGACGATAGTTTTTTTAATTGCTGCAAAGTTACTTACTATGAAATCTCTAATAGCACCAACAACACTAAATATTGTGTTTTTTATCTTATTAAAGTTATCCACCACAAAGTTAACAAATGTCCGAACAGCAACTATTATTGTTTCTTTAATAAAATTCCATGCGGTTGCAATAATAGACTTTACGATATCCATTACAGTCGTAATTGTGTTTTTTATAAAATGAAATGCTGTAACCACAAAATTCTTTATAGTCTCTAATACAGTTATAAAAACTGTTTTAATTACATTCCAAATCGTAGAAATAACCGTCTTTATTCCATTCATTACAGTTGTAATTATGCTATGAATTGCTTGAAACACACTACTTACAACTGATTTTAAGAAGTTTAATACAGTCGTAAAAATTGCCTTTATTCCATTCCACACTGTAGAAATGACGGTTTTTATCCCATTCATCACAGTCGTAATTATGCTGCGAATTGCTTGAAATGCACCACTTATAAATGTTTTCAAAAAGTTTAGCACCGTCGTAAAAACTGTTTTTATAATATCCCAGCCAGTTTTAAAAATATTTTGCCATGTTTTAATAGCAGTAGAAATATAGCTTTTAATAAATTCTAAAGCAAACTTAACAACACTTTTTATTACGTTTAGCACTGTATTAAATATCGTTTTTATTAAATTCCAACCAATTTCAAATGTCTTTTTCCATATGTTGATATACATTGTAATTACAGTAGTAATTATTTTCCATGCCCCGCTAAGTATTTTATCTATAAACGATACCGCAGATTGGAATACTTTTTTTGTTCCTTCCCAAAAACTTGAGAAAAACTTTGACAAGCTATCCCATACTGACTTCGCAACTTTAACGATAGCATCCCAGGCTTTAGAACAAATATCACTGATCCATTGCACTGCCTGCTTTGTATATTTCACAATTGAATCCCAATTTTTATACAGCACATATACTAAAGCAACCATTGCAATTATTGCAAAACCCCATGGGCTTAATACTAATGAAAACATTGATTTTCCAAGACCAGTCAATATCTGTGCGAACTCACTAAAAACTTTAATTAGTTTTAAGGCATCTTTAATAATTGCCGTAATTGCACCCGGTATTTGCATTAATGTTTTAACTATATTTACAAGGCCACCAATGATTTCACTCGCCTTAGATATAAGACTAGAAACAGATTTGATTAACTCAACCGTTTGCTTCAACGATGGTATTACTATATTGGAAATCTTCACGACTTGTTGAGCGATAGGTTGAATAGTTCCAGCTAAACTCTTTGCATCTTTTTCAGTTAACCCAAGCATATCCTGTAGTTTTTTTTGAGAACCTTCCACATCGGTAGCAAATTGTAAAGCTTTGCTATTGACTTGTTCTATAGGTTTTGTAACTTTATTTGAAATAGTGTCACCAAACGTTTGCATTTGCTTGCTAATATTCCCAAGAGAATCTGCTGATTTTTGGATTTTTTCTTGCATTGTATTAGAGGCTTTTTGCACTCTCTCTTCAAACTTTTCTACACCTTTATATGCCTGATCCGCTTTGTTACCAATCTTCCCAAAAACATTGGTCACCCCGCTACCAAATTTTTGAATTTGGCCATTTATTTGATTAAGTACTTCTGCTGGTTTTTGAAATTTTTCTTGTATGTTCTTAGAAGCCTTTTGTAAACTTTCCTCAAACTTTGCTAAATCCTTATAAGCTTCATCTGCTTTAATTCCAATTGTACCAAACAACTGGAATACTTCTGTAAACATTCACTCCCCCCTTTCTAACTAGGAAGTTTTTTATTCCTGATCGTCTTCAAACTGAAACTCTGCAATCAGCTTATTTGCATGGTCGATACATTCCTCTTTGGACCAAACTTCCATAGTCTCATTTTCTTCCCCATCCGACGTAGATTCCGTAAGTCCAAAAGCTTGCAAATAGTCCTGAAAAGTTGTTCCTTCTTCTAATTGCCTTGTTTGAAATCCGATAAAGGCCATCTTTTTCCATTCATTTAATTCTTCTTGCTGCTCTTCCTGACTAATAAAAGAAAATAAGTCCATTAAACGAGAATACGGTATGGATAAGACATAATCATCTGTCCATCCATACCGCTTTTGGACTTTATCAAAAGCCCTTAGCATATTTTGCTCTGTTTCTTCTATGTATTTATTAGAGTCATTTTCTACATTTCTTGTTTGTTCCACTTGAGACTTTGAGATTTGATTAGACCCTTGACCTGATTGAAAAAAGACATTAAATCTTCACTTTCTAATAATCCTTCAATAACTGCAACCATAGCTTCTGGTGGTAACTGATCGAATTCTTCACGCTTAATCTGTAATAGACTAGAGAAAAATTCTGAAAACTCATCTTCACATTCCGGAATCATAGACAATAATTGAAAGACAAACTCTAAACCCTTTTCTTTTTTTTGTTTTTCAATTTCATTTAACTGTTCTTGTTGCTCTTCATTCATTTGGGCCAATTGAATTTTTTCATCAATTTCATTCTTTTCTTTCCCAAACTCCATAAAATCAGTCATTGCATGACGACCAACTTTAGAAATAATCTTAGTAAAACGCCAAACATCTTTTACATTTAAACGTCTCATCTTCATCTTCTGACCTGAAATTGTAATTTCTGTACTATTATGCATCATTTTTTCTAGCATTGTTGTCATATTCAATATCTCCTTTTATAACCTAAAAATAAAACCTACAACTTATTTACTTGTTGTAGGTAATTTAGGTGCTTTTTTCTTTGGTAAATAAATTTCATAAGGGGGTGTATTAGGCGAACTTTCACTATAATGACCAATAAATTTGCATTTAAGTCCTACAGTTCCTTTACCATCTTTTAAATCAATTTCTACAGAAGAAACTACCATTGCATTTCGGATAACAAAAATAACCGGAATATCACTTCCTGAAACTACACCTACTATTGCAATATCACTATAACTTGCGTCTTTAATTTCATTGGTTGGTTTTACAATGTTATAATCGTTATCAGTCGTACTATCTACATCTACGCCTGGTAGAGCTAACTCTAAATTTTCTTTCGTAAATTCTACTAGTGTAACCTCCATATGTGGTTCATCTTTTAATAGCCATTTTCCGCGAACTAGTTTTCCTAAAACACCATCAATATCAGCATCATAGTATTCTCTAGTAAACCCCACTTTACAGCCACCTGTAGTAGCTCCTAACATCTCACCTAGGTCTTTAACACTTTTAAAACCTTTATACATTACACCCGGTCCAATAACAAAATTATCAGTTGTACCCTCACGTACACCATTAATAAGCTTCCAACTCATTTTTTTCCCTCCTTAATATAATTCCATTCTTCCTACCCGTACAAGAAACTTAATACTAATATGAATAATTGATGGATCTTCATCTGGAACTGTAATACTGCCTGCTCGATGAATTGTAATAATACCAGAATCTCTTAACAATCCCGCTTCTCTGTCTAACAAATGTTCTATTCGCCTTGAAATTACATCCGCTTTTTCATAATCACCTTGGCCACAATATATATCAAAAGTGAGGATCATACGATCAATTACCTCTATATCATCCGGATTATTAGATTCAATTCTCATTACCACATAAGGCATTTTCATATCATTTTGTGCAGTTTGAAATGTTAGAGCGGGCTCTCCTTCATATTTCGATAGATTACTTTGCACAATTGTATCTTTCTCAATAATATTTCTAATTGTTGCAATCGCTTTTGTCGTCATTGTTCTCCTCCCAATGTCCTTTTTAATTCCCCACGCTCTTTTTCAAACGTTTTTAAGAAAAAAGGTCGGGCTTCTACAGTACTTGTACCATTTTCGACATACACCGCTCTTTTTAATTGACTTCCAATCGTTCCTACTACTTCGTTATCTGTAATATGTAAGCCATATTTAATAGAATCTTGTAATTCTCCCGTTCTAGAAGCAAATGTCTCTCCTGGTTTTGAAGCAATATATGTGCGACTTGATCGTGGAATTTTATACTTCACACCATTGTGACTACCTGATACTGTTTGTTTCATTTCTCGTTGCAGTTGATTGCAAGCACTTATAATTCTTTCTACCATTATTTTATTAAGTTGTTCTTTAACTTGTTCTACATTACGTGTAACCATGAATTCCGATGTATTCGTCATTTTATTCCAACAACTCACAATACAATTCAATATGGTGATTTAAAAATGATGGATTTCTTGGTTCTCCTCTTACCTCAAATACATAATCATGAAAATAGATTACATCATTTGTATGGATGTTATGTTCTGCAGAAGTATAAATTTTAAAATTCGGCTCAAAATTTTGTTTATTTCTTTTTAACCTTTCATTATCTACTGCTGTATGTGTTGTTACACGACACTTCATTCTTTCATAAATAATGACAGGCTCTTCTTTAAAATTTCCTGCCGGCTGTTTTACCTTTTGATTCCTTTTCACAGTTACTTCATGTATATATAATTCTTCCATATCTAATGTTCACAGCCTATTCTTTCATTCATAATGCTATTAAAGGGTTTCTACTTCGGTATTTTTTTAATACTCTTAAAATCTTTTTATTAACAGTTTCCTCATCTAGCGATTCAATATTTATTTCATATGAATAATCTCCGATATTTGCTGATTTTTTCATATTTTCATATTGTAGATTTGTTCGAATTACCGCATAACACGTCATATCGATGATGCATTTTTTCATTAAAGTCAAAAGCCCATCATAATCTTGTATGGTATACTCAAATTCATATAATTGATTCTCACTTAAACCATATACAGTGCAACCATCAGAAAAAACTGAACTGGTAACTTCTTCTCCAGAACCAATATGGATTACCTTGATCAAATTTTCTGCTCGAAAAGAAAGCCAAGCCAATTTACTAGTTCTAACTTTCTCTTTCATTGGGTTACTTGGCTTACTTCTCAAATAGTTTTTAGTAATCAATTCATATTGACTAATGAGTTCCTGGATTACCGTATCGGGCATTCGTTGAACATTTACCCTGTTCTTTATGTCCTGTACAGTAATTTCCATCCTTCCACCTCTTTTACTTCTCTTTCTTTTTAACCTCTATACTATCTATTAACTTAAAATGTCCTGTACTCAGTAAATAGTTTGCTTTCTCATTTGCAACCTTTTCCTTTACTCCGTTAAAAAAAGTATAGCCATATGCAGTATATGTACCGCCTAATTTTAATTCTATAATCTTCATATGCAAATTACCTTACTTAATTCCCAAATTTATCAGGTATATTAGTAAGAATTGCTACTGCATCCATTTCTTGAATAACTGCATCATCATCCAAATGAATAACATAGAATCGCTTATCTTCCATAACAGCAGATTTACCTTCTACAGTCTTACGAACTCGCGTGTCATACGTATTTACCGCAATAAAGTTTTTAGGATCTGCAAAAATAATTACATCATCTTGAATAGAAGGGACTGTAACAATCTCATACCCCAACGGCTTATTCACTTGATCCCCTGTACCTAATAACGCAGCATCGCCTAAGCCAGTTGAACGAGTTGTTAAATATTCAATCCACTTCTCTCTACGAGCAGGTGACATAATCCACTTTAAACCTTCATTTTTATATTTATTAGGCATCGCCTTAGATAAATTAAAGATTGAGTCTTTACTAAACCCAGCGCTAGCTTCAGCATCTCCCGTTCCCGTCACTAATTTAAAATGATCGACAATATGAGATTTACTTGATTGTTTAATTTGTTTTAGCCAGCCATCATTAATTTGAAGAAATGGATCCCCTGAAGTTACATCCCCATTCCAATGCAGGTCTTCAAGGTCAATACCTAACTGAGTTGACATTAATGTCATAACAGTATCTTCATATCCTTCACCTTCGATATTTTCTCGAAGTAGCTCCTCCGTTATCTCCCATGGTAAACGAATAGAAACTGTATCATATTCAACTTTCGACGTTTCTACACCTGCTCGATAGCCATCATCACTATTTTCCATTTTCCTACGTAAAATTCGACCACCGATTGCAATTTTATCTAATTCACCTTTTTTCGCTTTGCGAATCTCTTTACGATGCAATTGAGAAAATGGAGTTGCATCAAATACCATTCGGAAAAATTCTTTACTTTGTTCCGGATATAATAGCCCCGCTTTCATTCCTCCTGTTGTCATTGTGCTCTTTTCAATTCGTTCAATGCGTGCTAATAATTCTTTATTATTCATAGATTCATTTCTCCTTATCTTTATAGATCTAATCCTACCCATTTATTTACTGGTTTTCTCATCTCGTTTGTTGGTTTGGCGTCGGCTCCAAGACTTTTACGAACTTGTGCTGATCGCTCAATTACTTCAAGTCTCTTTGAAATGGGATCTATTACCTTCTGAATAAATTCACTTGTTTTTTTAGATTCTCTGTCATTTTCTAATTCATTAGTATCATGAGTTGATTCAAGTTCTTTATTTAACTGTTCTTCCAACTCCTGTAACCTCTCGAGAAAAGGACCCATTTCTCTCTTTACAATGTCTGTAATTTCATCTAAATTTTGATCTGCGTTTTTTTGCAACTTATTTTCTTTAATTTGGTTCATCAAAGAAATCATTTCATCAAATTTTTTATCATTTTTCTTATATAAGATTGTGCCTGCTTTATTCATGGAATTAATTGTAATATCTTCCGGTAAGAAATCTGTATCACCACCCTTCATTGTATTTAAAATGTCCTTCATTTCATCTAAGGTGGAAACCATCCGCTTAATATCTACATTTTCCTCCCAAATCCCAACATAAAATACATCTTCAAACAAATTAAATACCGTTTGCATCTTAGAGTTTTGTTTATTATTTAATGATTGATTATCCATCTCCTGAGTTTGTTCCTCGTCATAATGTGACTTAAAAAAACTAAACATCTTACGAATTACACCTTTCTCATCTTGTGTAAACTCATCCATTTGTGGCATCTCCATTCTTTCTCCAACCCCTCCCATCGAAAAGCCTGTGATTTTCCCTTTTTTGATTTCTTTCCATGTTTCACTATCGTCTACTCGAACAGTCATAAGCCATGTTCCTTTTTTAATATTTTGTTTTCCAACAACCGTATTATTTTTAGAAATCCAGCTTTCTACTACTGTTCCTTTTCCTGCCAACTCGTCATGGTTTTTATCTATGTATCTATATTTCTCTAAAAAATTATAAGCCGCTCTTTCAATTTCTTCAGCCGTCATGATATCACCATGTGCATCTTCTATATTAGGTTCATAAACAACCCCTGTTACAAGTTGTTTTTCATCTTCCCTCTTTAAAATAGGAACATTTTTCAAAACATTAGAGCCATTCATGTTCATACCCTTCATAATTGCAAATGGCCTACCATTAGCCCCTTTTGTAACTAATGAAACATAACTAATTTCTACATTTTTCAATTCATTTGGCATAATATATTCCTACTTTCTAGCAAGACTACTAAATCGAATTTGAATCTTCATTTAAAAATTTATCTCCTTCTAGAACTGGTTCGTATCCGATGACTTTTCGGCATTCATTTCTTGTTAATATACTCTTTTCGTATCCATCTATTGCATATTGCATATCACTTGCTCGATCATCTGTATCAATTTCATTTAATTGAAACTGCCAGTCCAATTCCCCTAATGTCCCTGTAAACTCTTTAAATAATTGTGTATTTAATCGATGTTCTAAAATTTGTTGACCTGGTTCAATAATTGATCGTTTATACATTTCATTCATTTCTTTTGCTGTCGTCTGCCCAAGTGATCCTGTCATAGCCCAACCAATTCTATATGGCGGCACTCGATGAGCTACACAAATTTCCATAGCATTATCTTGGCGATATAAACGAAAGCTCGCTTCTTTGACATCAGGCCCTAATTTCTCTAAGCGAGCTTTTGCTCCTTCAGGGACAGGAACAACTGCTAACTTATGATGTTCTCCTTTGGTCTCGACAGAGAAAAATGTTTTTAATTCTCTTTCAACTGAATCATCTATTTCATCAACACCCTCAACAAACAAAACAGCATCTGGAATTGTTTTACCAGTGAAATAATTAATATTGTAATCTCTTACAGCTTGTGATCCTACAATGGAACCAATAGAACTCACATAATCGGGAATACCATAGTATGATGATCTAGAACCAAATTTACGAATTACAATAACTTCACCAGCTTTTTCTTCAGTGTCTAATAACGAGTTTTCATCTAAGCTATCACTAATCATTTCTCCATCTACTAACCTAAAATCATATGGATAACTAAATCTTTTAAACCATCTCTCCTCATTATTTACAATCTGTGCAAATCGAATCTTATCTTTATGCGCACGTACCGTATGTGCTGGAATATGGTGAAGCTGCGTTGGTTCTCCTTTTAAATTACGAACAACCTCTATAATTCCCCAACCTACAGTCTCATAATCCTCCCAAACTGCCCTAAGTATTTCACTACTTGTCATTTCATTGTTGCAATATCTCATAAAGCGCTTTAATTCTTTATATTGTTCTTGATTTGCCTCTGTCACTTCATCTAGCGGTGCAAAATCAAATCCCATACCAGCAATATCATTTACTTTTGCACTAATACATGCTGAGTGAATAGGGTTACTTTCTCTCAAATTTAATAATACTTGCATATCATATGGAGGCTTTACTAGTTCTTTATCACCGTACACTTGTGCAAATGGATCAATTGCCATTTGTTTACTTTGAAGTTCCTCATTACGTAAAGTCATCTCACGATTTTGTAATTTAAGTACTTTCACATTCTTAATTGCTTTCTTCTCAACCATAAAACCTATGCCTCCTTTCATATACAAATCATTTATTCAATGTTTTTCATAAAAACTTTACCAATATAAAAAAGCTGAACATTACATGTTCAGCTAAACTCTTTTTATTTTTCCACCCATTATTTTTTTTTGCTTAGTAAAAAAGTATTCTAAGGCTTGTGACGTTGTATCTACTTGATCATTATGCTTACCAGATGGGAAAGAAGCTAATTCATCTACATAATCATATACCCAAGATTGTATTTTAGGATTAGGTATATATACATTTCCAGATTGAAATTCAGGGGATATCGCCTCAGCACGTGTTTCTTTTGAACCCTGTGGATTTATAGGAATAATACCACTTATTTCATTCTTCAATGAACTAATAATGGCAGGGCCATTTGCTTTTTTTTCAACTAATTTCGGAATGGACTTTTTAAAACCAGAATTCCGAAGAATCGACTCATATTTATGATGAAAAACAACAAATGCTTTCTTTGTTTCTAGGAAATTCATTTGCGCTCTCACTTGATCAATTAAATATTTGTCTCCATCTATTTTTCCCCAAATCTGTCCAACCACAAATGAACTTTTATTTGTAGTATTATCAAAAGCCATATCCCAGGAAGTAATAATTTGATCAAATTGTTCCCAATTTGGTAACACATCATAATATTGAAACCAGTTCCTTTTAAAAATATTCCCTATATCACTTGATGGTTTTTGTTGCCATAAAGATAACCAAGAGCGTGCAGAGGAAAACTTCTTTTTATCTTCATAATAATTTTGGCCATAGTGTTCAACCCATAAACCTCTGCCTATTTCTCTGTTCAATGGATCATCCCTTGACTCTGCTATAGCAGGAATTGATAACACAGTCCATTTCTCCTGTTCTTTCTCTAACAATCTACCAGCTAAATCGTCCTCATGCCATCGCGTCAAAATTAGAATTACCTTTGCACCTTTTTGTAAACGTGTAGATAGAGTATCTTCCCATTCATCCCATAGTCGATTTCGGTATGTAATTGATTCGGCCTCTTGGCGATTTTTAATAGGGTCATCAATAATTAATAAATCTGCTCCTTCCCCTGTAATCGAACCACCAACTCCTACAGACAACATTCCACCAGAGTGGTTATGTAGTGCCCAATCTGTTACTGAACCTTGTCGCTCATCAATTCTAATGTTAAATATTTCTTTACCAAACTCTTCAATCTTAGCACGATTTCTTCTACCAAACTTTTCAGCTAAACTTGATGCATAAGATACCTCTATAACTCTCTTATTTGGATACTTTCCTAAATACCAACTTGGCAATGTTTCTGTTATAGACTGTGATTTTGAATGCCTAGGTGGCATAAACACCATTAATCTATTAGTCGATAATTTCTCTTCAATTAAATCTTGGCAAATCTTTGTTATTAATTTTGTGTGTGTTGCATGTTTATAGAATCCCTTATGTGTATACTGAACATAGAAAGGGGTAGTTCACTTTTGCCAATTCTTTAAATGTATTTTCATCAATTAACTTATGCACATTCATCCGTGTCATGATTGTAATTCTCCTCCTTGAACTTTTTCAAATAATTTCATAGCTAAATCAAGCATTTCCTCATCACACCCAATTTTCATGGCCATTTTATTATGCTCTACTTTCATTTCTCCTGAATGATTTACGTTTGCTTGCAATTGATCTTTCCTTCCCCATTTAGTTGGGAATTTTCTTTCTAATCTCCATGCTGCTGCTTTCCAATTAGATTTTGCATGCTCCCCGATTGTCTCAACGTCTCTCGCCTCACTAAATGCTAATGCCTGATCAATTTCCATGACTAACTTCACATAAATCTTATCTTTTCTCGGTACTACTTCACCTGTCTTTTCACTCGTTTCAATTGCTCTACGCCCTTGTTTTAACCAAACATAAACTATACTTCTACTAATTCCAACTAACGCACATGCGGTTTCAATATAATTCCCTACTTTAATATATTGAGTCAACCTATTTATCAGCTCATCATTCAATTTCATTGGTCGCGCCACTAGCAGTCCCTCCCGTTTTAACTCATCATTTGTACTTCTTTTTCTAAACACTCAATACATATTGTTGTTATATTGTCGTCAACTACCTCACGAATAAACATTTGTTCACAATACTGAATTGTGATTGGAAATTTCAAAACCCACAAACATTTTTCAAGGCAAATTGAACATATTGGCATTGTATCTATATCTTGTTCTAACATCTAATCGCATCCTTCTGTAGTTTTTCATGTACTACTGCCTATTTTGTAGTAAATAAAAAGATGCCGTCATTTTTAAAATCTCTCATTTAATTTATAGATATCCTTTGGGTCACTCATTCTTTTTGCTAGTATCCATTCTTCATTTTTTATATTTCATTTAAACTTATTTTATTACTCTCTATTTATAGGTGGCACTATGGTGACAAGAATGTGTTTGTAAATAAGAAAAAGCCTTAACTACTTTCGCAGAAAAGACTTTTTCTTACTTGTTTAGCAATTTTTATTTCAGATCTATATAGAATCGTTTTAATTGTACTTCTTGAAACATTCAAATATTTAGCGATTTTCTCTTGTGTAATGCCTCTTCCTCTTGACATGATATATATTTCTCTTTCATATTTTGTCAAAGTTGAGAGCGCATCTTCTAGTTTTATTCTTTCCCATTCTGAAATGACACTTTCCTTGTTTTCATCATCCCATTCATATGTTGTATCAGTACTACGAAAATATCTTTGCATTAACAAGGAATCATATGATTTTTCTCGTTGGTAAGCAGCTCTACGTTCTATTCCCCGGCGATTACCCGGCATCTTTGCATTCTTCATCCACTCCAAAGCATATGTGACATCACTAATCATACTCGTTAATATTTTAATTTCTTCTTCTTTTGCACTTATTTTGGCACACTCTAACTTACATAACGTTTCCTTATATTGGATAATTAAATCTCGCATATACTATTCCCACCCTTATAACAAAGCAAAATTGTTAAAAATAGAGACCATCTAAATCTACATTTAATTTCCATTTATTTTTTCTCACCAAAAACTAAAATTAATTTTAAAAAATCTTCCTTAATACTATTTATCATTGCTACTTTGTACTTATATGATATATGTATATAACGATTCGTTTTTATCTCTTTTTCATCATTTTTTTACATAAAAATAACCACCTGCTTGTTTACACAGGTGGTTATAATCCATATTAAAAACTTATTCATTATTAGTAATCTTTACAATCCTCAACCTCAATCCCTAATGCATATGCATAGTTGTAAAAAGCAGTATTTCTTTTTCTATAATAATCTCCCTCGGATAAATTCAACTCTTTCATAACCTCATATCTATTAACTCGATTCTTTAACAAATATTTTTGAATAATTATTCTATCACTTTCAATATCTAGCTTTTCTAACCCTTTGTTCATCGCAATAATATAATTGATCCGCTCTTCTTTCGCATTTTCTTTTAATATATTTTCTTTTGAGAGTATCGTTTCGTTAAGATAATTACACTTCATAAATAATCTGTATTTCTTTATAGCTTTCAGTACATTTTCTTTTGTAGCTTCTTTATTTAATACTGGTAATTCTATATTTAACATGTTAAGCCCCTTTCTTATCATTTATCCTTAACCATAATTTAAATTTCATATATTAATTTGCTACTAAGGCTTACATTCTTTATGTATTATTTCACATATTGTATTGCTAACATTTATTTTCTTATCCTTATGATTTTTGATTAATTTTATTAACTCATCACTATTTAATTCGTACAATTGTTTATCCTTATATTTGTAAATTCCATTTTCAATAAGTTGATTAATTAAAAATAACTTCATCTTGCCACACCACCATATCTTCAACGAAAAATTGAATCTCAATATCTTTTGAATTATAATAACAAATTGCGCCCCCATTAATTGGAACACATCCTACTACAATTTGAGATTCACTTCCACTTTTTACAATAGCCACTTTATACAATTTATTATCTCTTTCAATTACATCACCGAGTCTAAACTCATCTATTTTACGCCCTTTGATAGCGAATAATTTTGCCCGTTCAAATAATAATTTTTCACTTTTTTCAGCTTTCCTAATTTTTAATTTCGTACGCTTTTCAAAATGACCATAATTATTAGAGAACTCCTCTCCATTAATCCAGAACCAACTACCATGCTTTATTTCTTTTTCATTTTCTTTACAATATTCAGCAATAAATTTTTCACTATTTTCATTTTCAATATACAATAGTTCTCCTTTTCGAATAGTTTCTCTACAATCTATAAATTCGTTCTCAAAAAAGAAATTAATTTGTTGATAGCTTTCTTTTTTACCTAAATAATCAGCAATCACTCTTTCACCTTCTATTTTCCAACACATCGGTGTCTCTTGTACTGTTGTAATCCAATTTGTTTTCATTCGTTTAATTGCTTCAAATCCTTTATATGTTCTCATTTTCAAGATGCCTCCATTTAATTATTTAAAACATATTAAATAAACTTAAAAACTGCTTTCAATGTACCTACGTGTAATTTCTGATCAAATGCTCTTTCCATTCCTCATATTCTTTCTTAACTTCCGAATCACTTCACTTACTCGCTAATTAAAAGAACCAATTCATACAGTACAAATTTCTTGAACAATATGTTTTTATCTGCATCTATATTTCCTACACCATATATATTCTTTTCTTAAAAAGGTAATTTTCTCTTACGCTTATCTCTTGTTTTTTTAAATTCCATGTGTCGATATGTATTAAACATACGAGATGTAACTCTTTCATCGTACGCTTTTATAATTGCCTCACCTGTTAAATTCGTTGTGATAATTGTTTTTTTCCCTTGTCGTCCATCAAATAGTTTAAATAACACACGATTTACAAATGCTGTTGCTTTTAAATCATTAATATCCATATCCCCTAGCTCTGCTCCTAGATCATCAATGACTAATAAATCCATAGAAATTAGCATATTTGTTATGCTATGCTCTGTTTCACATGATTGCGTATTAAATGTCGAACGTATGTAATCAAAGAGTTCTGAACTTGTAACATACATAACTTTATTCGAACTTTGTTCATTCATTTCATGCGCTATAGAGTATGCAATATGACTTTTTCCAGCTCCAACTTTACCCACGAGAATCAAATTAAATCGAATATCATTTAAATAGTCTGTAAGAGCCTTTTTAGCTAAAATTAAATTGTTTTCATCCTCTTCACACTCTGATATAAATGTCGAAAATCTAGCTAATTTAATAGTTTCATCTTTAATAAGACTATGATCGTAAAATATACTTTTACGTTTTCTTTCCTCTTTTTCATAACGAAAAACATTCATTTCTTTTTCTAACCTTCTATTTTCTTCTTCTAAACGACATACTGGACAAATCGTTTCACCCTGAATCTCCATCAATCTTACCATTCGCTTTCTCTCCTGCTTACATATCAGACATGTATCAGAAAGGAAGTTCATTCTCTTCGAAAGACTTTGTACTATATCTGTTACCTTCGTTAAAGCCATTTGATTTCACCATCTTTCTCTGTTGCAAATATCCCTCAAATTTAGTTCCAAATAAGGTTTCTGGTCTTAAATATTTTGCCTGTTCTGTATAAAGCCATTCTTTCGCCTTCGTCTCAATAACTTCTTTAAATTCATTTATATTAAATCCCTCTTGTAGTCTAGATTTAATTAACATTTGCGTCTTTTTAGTTGAAATACGATAACTTGTATTACATACACTGTTGAGATAATTAATTATCTCTACTATATCTTTTTGAGTGGTATTCTCTGAGTTAATCTTTTGTGTAGTCTCTGGTATTGGTTGAGACATATTATCATTTTCCATAATGACAATATGTTCTTTTCGTTGAGACAATTTGTCACAATCGTTATCTATTTCTAATTCAACTAGTCTGTTATAATTTATTGAATACCATTTTGTTTTATCAAACTTTAATTTGTTATAGTTACCACTTATCAATAAGTTAAACTCTTCAAGGTTTTTAACAATACGTTTCAACGTTCTTTCATTCCAAAACGGGAATTGTTTATGCCAATTTGTAATGCTATTATAGACCCAATAACGATCATCATAATAATGTTTCGAGCGCTTGAGCCAATAATGTATTTGTTGAAGAAAAATTGCCTCGTTCAACCCAATCTTACTTGCTAATCGAGGTAATACTAATAGTGGCTCATCCTGTATTAGCAAACTACTCATTTTATCTTCCTCCATAACTTTTTCTTAAAATCAATATATTAAACTTTTAAATTCCCCAACCTATTAATATTTGTATAGCCTGATTAGCTTGCTTCCTTGTAAGATCACTTAGTGATTGAATTTTAAGTTTTTCTTTTAATTTATTTTTTATTTCTTCTTTTGATATTACTCCATCATATTTCAATGCTATTATATGCATTTTGGCATAAATCATTTTTAGCTGTTTATTCGAAAGTTTTTCCGATTCAAAACAACTAGTATTACTAAATTCTGCATTTTCATTAGTACTCTTGCTGACATATCCTGGTTTTTTTGTCACTTTAAAAACCATGTTTAATCCTCCTCCCTACAATAGACTTTCCTATAAGATTTGTTTTTTAAAACGATAGTCTTTCTTTTCTTACACCTCATTCTCTGTTAACTAATTTAATAAAAATGCCTTCGTTTATTTAGCCAGAAAATACCATTTCCCGCCCACTTTAAATTTTTGAAAACGCTGATCAAAAAAAGAATTCTTTTTGAATAGTATTCCACGACATACACGTTCTTTTTTTAATTCACTTGTATCCCAAAATACAAATTCTGCATCCACTTCTTTAAGCTTTTCTTCTAATTTTTCTAAATGTAATCTTCTGATCGCTCTTTCATCTACTTGAATATTTAACATTCTATATTTCACCTCAATTTTTATATACCAAATACACTTTAGCGTTTCATTTTTTGAATCTCTTTCCTTCTTTTCTAATTTAAAACCTATATATAAAGTACCTTTAATAGTAGGATTATTAGATATTTTGTTTAAAATACCCCCGAAAACATCCTATAATCCAGATATAAATACGTGCATTTTTGTCACAAATTATTTAAAAAAAGATCAGGGAACAACTCTTCTATAGATTTCTCTAAATAGCACGATAACATATGTGCCTCTTTCAGAGTGAATTCACTTTTATTATGTTCCTTTGCCCAATATGTACGTGGAGAAACATTAAGAAAATTGGCAACTTCTTCAATAGTTTTTCTCTTTAATTTTCTTTCTAAAAATATCATCTTGTGCATTTTTGTCACCTCTTTTCAAATTCAAATATAGTACTACGTGACAAAACAGTCAAGTATTTTTTTACCAAATAACGAAGAAAGTTGCATTTTTGTCACACCAATTATATAATCAATCAAGACGGAGGTGACAAAAAGTCATGAAATCATTCGGTTTAAAATTATCTCAATTGATGAAGAAAAATAATATGACAGACGAACAATTAGCTGAATTATTATCTGTTAGTAGAACTACTGTTTTACGGTGGAGAAATGGTGAAAGAAGCCCTAAAATGTCAAAAATATCACAAATCGCTAAGATGTTAAATGTCCCTGCAACCTACTTTATTGATGAAAATGAATCCTATTGTCCTGAAGATCACGCAATTACCAAACGGAATATTCCCATTTATGGTACAATCGCAGCTGGTAAACCAATTGAAGCTATAGAAAATGTAATTGGTGATATACAGGTACCTGATATCATTTTAGATAAATATGGATTTGAAAAACTATTAGCACTTCGTATAAACGGAGACAGTATGAATAGAATTGTACACGATGGACATATAGCTGTACTTGAGAGAACAACAAATATAAATAATGGCGACATAGCCGCTGTACTCATCAACGGATATGACGCCACTTTAAAAAGAATTTACAAAACCAATAATAGAATTATACTTGAACCAGATTCTTTTAATCCTAGTATACATCCATTAATGTTTGATTGTACAGATATAGAAAATTGTCCAGAAATAAAAGTAGTTGGAAAATACATTTGGAGTTGTGCACCAATTCAATAATATTCCATCAATGAATTAAGTTATTTTTTAATAAATTTTTAAAGTAAGGGGGCTTTCTCCCCTTCTTTTTTTATAGGCGAAATTCATCTTAGCTAGTTTCAGGAAATTAGGAGATTTTTAGGGATTCCTGGTAAGATTTAAAGACCCTTATACTCAAAAATACAAATGTTTCTGGAGTTGTTAAAATAAAACTCATTATATATAGAATTACACCTAATTAACCTTAATCCAGATATAGTCATCCTCATATTTAACATTTAATTTTAATCGAATCCCCTTCATATAAACCTCTAATTGTTTTATAAGGCCCTCAGCAGCAGGTTGATCATATCTATCTAAGTCTAAATATAACTTAAACATATTTCCCTTCGTTAACTCAAACTCCCATTTTAGAAAGTTATGTAGCATATTTTCTTTATTCATATAATTGTTTGCTTCCATATAATCTAGTAATTCATATAAATTATAGTATACTAAGCTACTTGGTCTAAGACCTTCACATCTCGGGCAAAATTCTCTATATCTGTCTTGTAATTGCATAATCATTTCTGTTCCACATTGATTACAGTTATACAT